GCACTGTGTAGAAGAAGTTGTTTCTTCTCGATCTGAGTCCAAGGGTCGCGTGAGGCAAGAATGTCCTTGACCCGAACGATAGCCTGTGCCGCTGTGATGTCATACTCGGCTGCCATATCCTCCCCGGACCAACCGTTTGCGGCAGCACGAAGCAACCGGTCATCCCTAAGTGTTAAACCTGCCTCAGCCACGAATATCCCTTAGGTCTTCGAGAAACTCACTAATGAGATTTTTCTCCTCGTAACTGTCTGCACACGACAGCACGTCTTGCCACTTATCTACTAACTCCTCTAGGTCCATGCAATTACCTTAGCACATCAAAACGGGGCCTACCACCGTGAAGGGTAGACCCCGCTTCGTAGAATCGAATCACCACCTCAGACGAGGGGCTTCACCAGCGCATCCTGAGCAGCGCCACTAACACCGGTAGGCTTCCACAAACCGTAGTGAGACGAAACGGATACGACGAACGCAGGTAGAGCAGTAATTAGTGCTACACCAATATCGTATACTTCGCCTGCTCCTAGTGAGCGTCCTAGTTCCACCAGCAATGATGTAACAAGGGTTAAACCTGCTAGCAGCCACGACTTGCGACCCGCCGAAGTTACTTGGGTCGTGACAAGCCCCACTCCTACGGGCAGGATAAAGGCCACCAGCAACTGCACAACGGCAGCCAAGTCAAATGTCATCGTCATTCAGAACCTCCTTGTAGTGAGAGATTTCAGTCTATCAGAGAATCCGCTCGTCTTCAAACTGACCATCGTAAGTCACGAAGGACAGCATACCGGGCTGTGAGCCCTCCCCCGATTGGTTGTCGAACCAAGTGCTACCACCGTCCGACGCAGGTCCGATGAACACCCAGCGTCCACCACTCTGATACTTGGTGCTGCTGTGCCAGTGACCTGCAAGCAAAATGTCCGCGTTCTGCATGTTGTTCCTGCGCCCATGAGACTGTCCAGCCCACCACTTACCGATAGAGTGCCATGCACCCGCCTGATGACCGTGTACGGCCCCCAGGATGGTCCCAGAGGTCTCGATGGTCAACGACTCCATCAGAGGAGCCGGGCGAGCGCATGTAACATGCTCAAAACCGGGTCGTCCAGTAAGTACGTCCTCGACCTGGTAACTGATCTCTAGTCCGAAGTCGTCATCCGCAGTCGATGCGGGGGACTTGGGTCCGATTCGCACAGAGCCGTGGTTGGAGGGCACCGAGATGTACGTCAACTTCGGAGCCAAAGGAGCCAGCAGCATGATCGCTTCGAGAACGGTACGCCGAGCAATCCTGATCTGCTCCGTGAGGTTTCGGTCGTTTGTCTGGCGTTGTGAACTGGTGTTCATAAAGTTCTCGATCACGTCACCGAGTTCTGCGAGCACGATCTCCTGCGGTCGCACGATCTTGATGCGTTCTACGGCCTTGTGCAACGACTCTGAGACCCTAATAGCCATCTCAGGGGTTCCACCTCTGATCTCGTGGGCCTTACCCACCTGAAGGTCGGTCATGCACAGGACGAACGTCTTGCTCGTCGGCTGATATGAGGTGGGCGTGTAAACGTAGTCGGTGAGGGCTTGATCGAAGTCGTCATAGGACAAGGCTTCGAGCATCGCGGCCTTGGCAGGCGAGTAAGTGATCTTCTCGTAACTGCCATCTGCGAGACGCAGGGTGCGCCCTCGGGATGTGATGATCGCGTTGGGAATCCCAAAAACCGAGTCCACATCTTCCAGCATGTGTTGCTTGTGCCGTCTGATGGTGCTCTCTCCAACTCCGATGGAGTGGGCGTTTGCTACGTTAGATAGGTTTGGGTCGATTTGACTGCAAATTTCACAACGCAAGGAACAGCCTCCTTCTGTTAGATCAACACTACCAGAAAACCGGCGACTGCGTTCTCGTCAAAGTCCGAAGATTCGAGCGAGGATAACGAGGAGTGCGCCGCTGAAGAGACCGACGAAGCCGGTTATCTGCGAGTTACTGGCTCGACGTTCTACGGTGGTATCGGCGGTGACCTTCTTTTCGGTGCGGAGTTCGCTTACCAGCGTCTTCAGATCATTGAGGCCAGTGGTGAGACCGCTGATAGCGAGAGAGAAGGTCGTGCCCTGCTGCTCCATCTGCTCTTTACCGGCTAAGGTGGCCTTCTCTGTCGCCAACTGCGAAGCGATGGTCTGCTGATCGCGGGCCTTCTCGGCCGCTGCCAACGCAGCCTGCACAGCCCTCTCGGCGGCGATCATGGCGGTAGACAGGGCCTTCTCGTCGCCAGCCTTTAGTTCCAGGCGGTGCTGCGCCTGATCGGCCTTCATCTCAAGGCGGTGAGTCTCTTTGATCTCCAACTCGCGTTTGAGGGCAGCGATCTCCGACCCGATCACCCGAACCTCGCCGTCGCGCTTCGCCGCTGTGAGTTTCTCCAGGTTCTCGATGTTGAGGAGTATCTGCTCGGCGGTGCGCTCGGTCGGGTCTGGGATGGGTCGCACGTTACCGGAGGCGGACATGTCTTCGCTCATGGGCGCACACCTATTAACGTCACGATATTCTCCTAGGGCCTTTGTTGAGTGCGTTATACACATCACGCCTAGTCTATCAGTAACAAAAGGGAACCCCCACCGAAGCAGGGGTTCCTGTGGCGAAGGTCGAGGTCAACTAGTTACGATAATCTTACCGTCATTGTACCAATGACCGTTTCCGTACGGCCACGAGTAGGGGTAATACGGTGTATATGCGTCACCAGTCTCGGTGGTCGTTGTAATCCGCTTAACAAGGTTGCCCTCGTCGTCGAACTCCTCGGTCACAACTGTTTTGCTCATTGGAGAGCCTCCTTGAGTATCTCGGGTAGTGGGTTTATCTGCGGAACGTTGAAATGAGTTGCCACTGCATCTTTCCGCCAAATGAGTTTGTGCTCGGGGTTGTCATCGGCAAACGCGAATACAAATTGGTTTCCTGACACACGCCCGTTGTGAATGCTGAATCGTCCGTCATCCACAATAGATGCAGGGCTGAGCCCCTCTGCCATGAGCCAATCTACAAGTAGTTCTCTAATTTCTCGGGTCAAACGATCAACCTTAACTCGTGCCATCTCATCCTCCTTCAAGTTATCCCGTTACGGCGTGTAACCGATCTGTAATCGTACCTCGGACTCCGATTTCCCAGTGGCTATGGCATACATCAAGATCAATTGTTCAATCATCGCATGCGGGTCGTTGTCCATGGTACTAGTCTACCCGTTAGCGGGCAATAGGATATCAAAAATGATACACAATTGACGTTATTGCATCAAGAGTAGGTCATTACGCGAACTATAAACAATCTGTTTTGCGTTGCCAAACAAGTCCATTTCGTATTCCTGAACCGCCCAGGTGACCCCTGTCAGTGTGCAGTTAGTAAAAATCTCGTGCTCAGAAAATTACTAACTGCGTACTCACTGGCTGTAGAAGTCTTCGATTGTGGCTATAATTCGGTCTAACGCTTCCTCATCTGTGTAGCAAGAGTCCAAAATTGCCTTGATACGGTACCGCAAAGGGATGGTTCTGAGGTGAACCGTCACGTACATATGTAGGTCTCTACTGACCATTAGAGGACTGCCTTGAAGATGAAATCGGCCTCAAAACCACTTGGACCTGCGTTGTAGGACACGGAGTAATCATTTAGAGCGTTTACATACCGCGCGTCCGACGAACTGACGATCTCGTATTCGTCGTCACCGTAGTATAGTCCAGCAATTGCCCAAGCACCCTCTTCCATCTCTGCTCGGTCGGTTCCCTGCACAGTCATTTCTAGTCTTACCGTTGCCATGTTAACCTCTTATCCAGATAGTGAACCACTTTACAATTCCGTAGCATCCGGAAGCGATAATCCGAGCGACCCGGTTCGGGTACATGTCTTCTGTCATGGGATCGGGGCGAAGTCGGCGGCGATGTGCCAGGCGAACCAGGCAGCGAAGAAGCCGAATACACCAAACCAGACAAAACGTCCCCACGTCTTGCGAGTGTGGAGCCACCTCTGGAAGTGCTCACTTAGCGTGTCGTCCTTCTCCTTGTTGAGTACGGCCGGAATCTCGATGGCGAAGAACATGGCTATCCAAAGAATCCAGCCCAGCGTCCACATGGTCATGGTCATCCCTTCGCTTCGTCTATAAGGTATATTACGCCCAGCGCTATGAACGCGAGCACTGTGAGGGGCCACAGCGGAAACGCAAGTGCTATCCGTGCGCCCCACTTTCTCTCTACGTCGATGTACGACGCAGCCGCTGCACCCCCGATGATAAGAGTGAGCGCGCCGCCCAGCAAGTAACATGCAAGTAGTGTCTCTATCATGGTCTCCCCTCCTGATACCGGGCTAGGGCCTCGTATACCGTATCGTACGCGGCATCCTTTTCTCTGGTACCATCTTCCGCGACGTATAGCACGGTCAGCGCGTATCGTTCCTTGATCTGCTGCTCACGGGTTGTCATGATCCTACGCTAGCAGGTTCCTCGCCTCACCGCAACCGCTATCTCAGCATTTGGACAAAGAAAACCGGCCCATGATGGCCGCTAAGGCCAACAGAGGGGACCGGTGTCTAATGAGATCAGTGGCGAGCCTTGGCCTCGGGTGAGGCCGCGATCTCGGTCCAGACCTGCTTGATGGTCCGGCCCTTCTGCCACTCCATGATATTCGCTGATGTCGGGGCGCGGCCCAGGAGTGTGTGGTAGGCGGCGCGTACGGTGCCCGTCTCGGCCGGGTTGGCGCGGAACGCGGTGAGGAATCGGGCTGCGGTCCAGCCGCGAGTGGCGTCGTACCAGCCTGCGATCTCATCGAGTGACCCGGTGCGGTTGCAGAGGTCACGGTAAGTGCGTTCAATCAGGGGAATCATGTCATCATCCTTTGTGAATGTGGTCGTGGGTGTTGTTGCTGTGGGGGCGTTCATTGGAGTGCCTACGAATTCCCAGTGCCACGGTTCGTGTTCGCCGTTGTTGGAGTTGTAATCCTTAGCCCAGTCTGGGTTGATCCACCCATAAAGCGGGGCATTGGCCTCGAACCACTTGTGCTCGTCACTGCCGTCCACATTGACTCGGGAGGCCGCATCAATGGCAATACCCCATCCGTGGTTGGACGTTCCTGGTGTGGCGGCGAACTTGCCTTTGGTCTTCTTGAGGGAAACTTGTGTTGCGTAGGTGCGATAGGCATCACTGAGATATAGAGGCTTGTGGAACTCAGCCTCGAATGCTGCCGCGAGTAGGTTCATCCAGTGTGCAGCGTCAGGGCGCAACCGCAAGTGATCCACCTCGGGCCAACCGAGATAGGCCAGCATCGAGTCAGGAAGTCTGCCATTGAGGGCCACTACAATACCTCTTTCATATGCATGTCCAATATTCTATCAGGCTTCTCGATGATCCACGACTTTGCATCAGAGCCCGCAGTCTTGGTGCCGAGTCGGGTGTCGGATCAAGCATGGCTACGAACGTCTCCTGGTCTACCTCAATCGTGTGACGATCCCATCTCAGCATGTGGTCCGCTGTGCGACCCTCGATGATGCAGGCATCGCAGCAGTAGTTGTCTACCAAAAGGGTCTCACTTTTGATACCCTTTTGGCTACTGCGTGGCGGGGTGACAAGTCCATACCCGTGTGCTTTTAGCGCCATCACGACGTAGCCGTATGTCAGCGGATTGGGTGGCGGCACAACGAGTTGGGGGAGGTGGGAGACCTTCACTGCTCCATCATCGTCTACCACGACCTCAACCGTCCAACTATCGTCTCGTTCCCATTTCTCAATCATGCTCGGTACCCGTTGTCAGAGATGAGATGACCAACCCTGATCTCGTGGACTACCTCATCACCTTGAAACACATCAGTCTGGGTCTCAACGCTGTACCCGTGATTGAAGATCGAAAACTTGATAACATCATCAGTAGACCCGCCCCACATCTTGTTCAGGGCCAATCTGATTTGAACCTTGGCTCCATGCTTGGTAGTGTGCTTGGGGTCTTCAGAGTCGAATACCAATACAAATTTGTCTTCAGAGCGATAGCGGACATATAGACCCCGCCAGTCGAAAAATAGTTCTCCAACGTCTTCCATGCGGGTTGGCTCGTAGTCTGGTAGATATGTCAGCAACTCGTTTATCGCCTGGTCGATCTTGGTAACGCGAATCGAGTTTAGCATGATTTCTGATTCTCCTTCGTATGACCGCACCGTAGCCTGTTGCCCGGTAACGCATCTATACCAGCGTAGCACAGTGCGATCACATTTTAAGATGTAACCGTATCATGACATTCTAGTGATGTCATCATATCGTGACATAGTGATGACCGGCCCTGGACCTCTCGGCGGAACCGGTCTTGGCAAACTTGAACTCAATGGGTAACGAGATGAACGTGACGCAGTGGACGTGGCCGTCGTCGTGGCCTTCAATGTCGCAACCCCGCCATTAGGGGTCGGCCCCATCCACTAGTCAAAACTGGCTCCACCAATTTGAGGATGTCTGGCACTCTGTTGCACCATTCAACAAATAATGAACGGTGTCAGCCAACTCTAGCCTAGGTGGGGCGCTATTGGTATAAGCGTATCACTATCTCGACTTGTCTACTTTCATCGCGCGATACATCAAAATTTTGAACAGGCGCTCCGGGAACGGTAGGCGATTTTTGTTGATCGTAGCCCGCTTGACGATCTTCACCTGCTCGAACCAGGGGGCCGTGACATCAACATACCAGAGCCCGCAACCACGAGGAACCTCAGTCACCGGGATAATATTAGGAGGGCACACGTAGATAAATCGATCCGTGACCGATTGCCAGCCCCTCCGCTTCTCCTCGGTCTCTCGTTTGAAGTCGGCATAACTGACCTTGATCTCAATAGCCGTGTACGTGTTGCTGTTGTACATCAGCAAATCAATCCTACGCTCGCGTGGCACGAATTTGTAACACATCGTCTTCTGTGCCTCTGTTACCGTATCCTTACCAATGTTTGCGGCTCTCAGCGCTATCCACGCATCTGCTACTGTATCATCGGTCAGCGTCAGTTCGGTGACGAATGCGGCTCGCGGATAGTACCGCGCCAAGCACCTAACGATGTCCTTCGCCTTTACTTTCTCTCCCATGATGCCAGCGTATCAGAGTTTCGGACTTTTGGGTAGGGGGGAAATGAAAAAATTGCGTCCGAACCTGTACCCCATCCCTGGCTCGTACACCCGTTCGATGATTTCGGGTCTTTCATGCTGATACGATTCGTCTCACATAGTGAGCCGATCAGCATACCCCCCGGGGTACCCTACCCTAGCCCATCACATCTCATATGTTGGACACAATCCACATGGTGGACGGATACCCTACGGGGTATAGGTATGTAGATACTTACCTATGGTAACTACCGATACTTACCTCAGGTAACTATACAATCCACATCATGAGACTATCTGTCTCACATAGTGGACACGTGATCTGGCCTCGTATGCGCGCGCCCGTGCTCAGCCGCTACTCATATGTGGACATATGCCTAATATCCACCACAGTAACCATGATCTATATGTGCTTACGTGCCCGTACTCATGATCATCATGCTCTCCTGGGGTGATCGGACCTAAAACCCTATTTGATCATGGCTAGGGCCTGTTTCTGGGCGTGCCCTGGGGGGAGGGGGGTCACATGTGCGCGTGAGTGTGGGTGTGGGGGTGCACTGTCAAGCACGCTTTACACCCTGATACCCCATACTTAGCCTCCCCTTACCTATACCCTGCACACAGCACCACTACCCTGTACCTAGCAGGGTATGTAACCGTACCCAATGAGGACATACCTACCCATACCAGGGAGCCTATGGTCATGGGACGATGCTCAGCATATGGGATACATCCATGTCAGCCTATGGGATAGTACCCCAATCTCATATCCACATCCATCTATATACGCAGGTCATAGCGTTATACGCATACACGCATACATATTCGTAGCGTGTAAACTTGGCACGCTCTCCCTGTAACGCATACGTTGATCTCGATGGGCCGTCCTACCGGGGCTGGCCTGGGTGCACAGCAGGAGCCGCAGTAGGGCCCCAACCCAGGACCAACGGGGACCGCGACCAGAGTCCGGGGCAGGTTAGGCCCGATGATGCACAGCGACGACGGTCCGGCTCAGGCCACACGTGCAGCGCCACGGATTAGCGGCGTGGTTCCCTGAGTGTCACTCCGGTTCGTATGGGTGCGGGTCAATCCCGCGCCGCTCTACCACCACACTCCACTAGCCTCACGCGAGGCAACGTTTGGCGCGGACTCACGATCCGGTGTGCGTGGCAACTACATCACCCGTTCTAACGATGGGGAACGATCATGGGGCCCAGGATCAGAGCATGGTTTCGCGCGGGATACCTAGAGGCGTTAGGCGACGTTCTCGCAAAATTGGACGACGGAGGCGAGGATGCCGCTCGCCAATGGATCGCTGACAACACCTGAGCGACTGAGCATGTGCCACGGTTCACCCGTGGCATGTGTCCTTTTTCTCAGCACACGATCATACACACGTTCTAACGGAGGCATCATGAAGCGCTTTGCCATTAGGGATATCGACCTTGGTATCTCCCGCACCATTGAAGCAAGTGACGCCCGTAGCGCTGAGCGTATCTACCGAATCATGTTTTGCGCCCCGTACTCCCGTATCCGGGTGATCCTGTACTAACCAACCCAACACCAACCAATCACCTAGCGCCAGACGTTGACTCACCCGCTAGCCTCGAAAGCGAATGGGGAATGAGATTCCGAGCGTTATCTAGGTGATTGGCAGATATGAGCGATTGAGCATCGACCCCGAGCAATCGGTGTCGGTGTCCTTTTTCTCAGAATCCAACTAACAGAATGGAAGTGTATTATGCGCGATTCGTATGCACCCCGTAGTGGTGTCGAATTCGTGGAGAAGGATGGCAAGTATGTTCAGACCTACCCCAACGCCGTACTGCGAGAGAAGTCCCGACTCGACGCCTACATGGTGGCGTGGCGTGCCACGCACAAGTCAACCCAGCAGTACGGGGCCGCACATTCCACATGGCTTGCACTCTGAGCAATTGAGCATGAGACACGTTCACCCGTGTCTCGTGTCCTTTTTCTCACCTATCTCGTCTAATGGAGGCATTATGTTCCCTTGCGTCGCTCGCCCCGGATCGTGCTTTGTTCACCTTGACGGTCCTTGCCAATGTTTTATCGGGGGCCCAGCGCCGGAATTTGTCCAGAATCCGAACCAATCGAAAGGATAAGACAATGGGTTACGGCCGTAAGGCTTGGGAAGTTGTCGGATACACCTACCAAGCCGAAACGCTTTGTCCCGCTTGCACACTGAGTGCATTGCCGATGGGTGATGGCGAGACATTCGATGGGTGGTACGAAGTTGACGGCAACATGTCACCGGAGGACAACCTGAGCGAACTTGCAGCCGCTTTCGGCATTGATCGAATGGACGAATCGTCCTATGACTCGGGAGACTTCCCCAAGGTCATATTCTCATCCGACAGTGAAGGTGACCAGTGCGGCGGATGTGGGGAGATTCTTTAGCATGCTTGACACGCTTTCATGTCTCACGGGTGACCGTGGGACGTGATGACATGCCAACCAACGGAAGGTTAGAATCATGAAACGCGATATCTGGTCCAGTGACCCAGACCGTACTACCCGCAACAATGACACGCGCACAAGTGAACAGGTCACGGCCAAAATACTTGATCCTGAATCTAGTTACGCGCAGTGGTGCGCCGAACAGATGGAACACTGAGCATTCCCAGCCGATCACAAGCGAAAGGGTAAGACTATGGAATCGACTTACCGTATTCAGACTTGGGCCGATGGCTTCGGCCGTTGGCACGCTTCCGTGCCATTGTCCGGCTCTCGTGCTAAGGACGCAGCGGTTGCGCGGCGTGCCATCCAGGCCGAACTAACGGAACGGTACGCGCCGAACTATGACCGAGGCACCCTGCACATCACGCGCTGGAATGTCACGGCGCACGGCACAGCGCACTACGGCGAGCGTTAAGCGCTGACACGCTTTGATTGCCTAAGACACGTGCATACGCGCATATGTCCTAGGCTTTCATGGAATATCAGCACACTACGAAAGGGTAAGAACTATGTACACGCTGACCGTCACCAAGTCTGTCCACAGCCGCACGGATTCCGGCAAGGGCTGGCGCACCGTTGCCGATTCCGTCGAGACTGAATCCTTCCCTTGGGACCGTCGGGACGTTGGACCAGATGAGTGCTACGGCGAAGACGTGCACCGCAAGATTACGAGTGCCGATACGCTCTCGTGGTTCCGTCGCCTTGGTGGTTCGGAGTATGCCGAGCGGTCCTATACCCCATTCGGGTACATCGTGACGCGTCTGGTCAGCACGAGCCCGAACCGCGCGACGCGCCATATTCGCACGTTCCACATCACTAACGCCTAGTTGGCTTGCATTGGTCCCGACACGCTCGGGGCTAGTGTTGGTCGCCTAGCCTGGCACCATTGGCACAAGGGCAACAAAGGGAGCACTATGCCTAGAACGAGACTGTTCCGCAGCACAGCCGGAAAGATTCGCATTGACGACTTTGTGGCTGAGTCTGTTGTCAACGGTTCTACTTGGTCGGCGCGCTGGACGGGTGTGGTGGAGAGCATCACCCCGCTCGGTGGACGCCTTGATCTTCGGGACGTGCATTTTGAAGGTGGACAATGGGTCACCCTCACGAGTGACGACGTGGTGTGGATTGAGCGCACGTACGTCTGACAGTCTGGCAGGCCAGGATCGGCCTAGGTGGTACATCTAGACCGGTCCTAGTTCGGCAGAATCTGTAAGACCGACACGAGGAGAAAAAGATCATGGACGAGAGACATTCTCTCTGCCCGATATGCAAGCGCGGCGTGACTAACCTACCCGCGCACGCGGATATTGCGCACGGGCTCGTGCGGCTCTCTGACGGTATCTGGTACACCATAGACACGCCAGACCCGACCAAGGGCTACCATACGTGCCAACGGTGCTACAAGGTCACAGAGCACGTCGCAGAGGCTACAGGAGACTATGTGTGCCCTTGTGACACGATATTCGCCCCGACGTGTCCCGAGTGTGATTCGCCGTATCACCTGGATGGAGACTGCCGTAACCATTTCGCGTAAGGCTTGACGCCAGAATCCATAAGAGTGACCGAAGGGGAAAAGATCATGGACTTAGTGAATACATTGGGCATTGCCAATCGACTCGGGATAGGCAAGAGTGCAGTTGCCAACTGGAGAGAGCGTTATGAAAACTTCCCTTCTCCGCTCGAATTCCCAGGCGTGATAGGTATTCCCCTATGGCGATGGGAAGACATCGTGACATGGCACAAAAAGACTGGACGTTCTTAGGCTTGACGCCAGATTATCTAGGGCGTAAAATCCCTAGGTGATCTAGTGCCAACCCTGGCACTACCTAAGACCGATCAAGATGGAGCGTGACAAGATGCGCAACTCATTCGCAAAGCGTGCAGGCGTCGAGTACGTCGAGAGCGCCGGAACCTACGTCCAGACTTCCCCAGGGCCAATCGGGTATGCGCCACATGAGTACGAGCCGACTTCTTCCGGTGACTGTGATTACTGCGGACAAGAGCAGAGGCACCCGCTGCACGTCCAGACCTACTCAGAGCCCGATCCGGAGCCTGAGTCAGACTCCGATTGGTTGGCCGCAAGTTTCGTCACGCCGCAAGGTATCGGCGGCTGACCGTTAGACCGTTTGCATAGCCTAAGAATGTGACAGATACAGGGATGACCTGCACTCTGTAGACCGTGTGCCGGGAGTACCGGCCTACGTACAAAAGACAGCCGGTAATGACCCGTCAGTCATTACCTAGCGTCCATTCTTAGGCTGTGCTGGCAGACTAACCACGATGAAAGGCTAAGAACATGCAACAGGTACAGGTCTCGATTGGCCGCAGTACGTCACCTGGCGTTTCGATGTACAAAACGACTTGGTATAACTTTCAGCGTGCTATCGACGCGGCACTCTGGGAACACACAAGAGGCGAAGACCGTTGGATCGAAACCCATAAGGGTGAAGGACTCTGGGATGACTTCGTAGAGGAATCTGCCCATATCACGGTGCTAGATGTGTCTTGGGTAAACCGTTGGGCTCTGACTGTTGACCTGGCGCGGATTGCCCGGCACTATGGTCAGTCTGCCATAGCGCTTACTGTCACTGAGCCCGAACTAATCGCCGCAGGCTAAGACGAGATAAGAGGGGAAAAAGTCATGGAAAAGCAAGAATGGCGCTGGAATGCGTTTTGGAGTGCATACGAACGCAATACGGGGCGAGAAGGTTTTGTGCGGATTGTCAATGCATACAATGGTGGAACACGTATCACTATCTTTCGTTTGATTGACCCGTTGTGTGGCATCTATGCGTCCACACATTCCCACCATTTCGCGTAAGACACGCTAGACCGCTTGCATGGCCTTTAACCTAAGAGGATCAAGCAACCTAAATCGTCCTAGGCGACTATAGGGTTAAGGGCCGTGCTGGCAGGCTAAAGTCTGTCTCACACAATGGAGGAACCATGTCACACCGTCAGATCACGTCCCACGTTACGCAGTCTCAGTCTTATCGACCAATCACGGTATCACTATCGACGTACACCACGCGCAAGAACAGCGCGCAGGCTCGGGCGCAGACCTTGGCCCGTAAGAGCGTACGCAGCGCTAAGTATGCTGCGAGCGTGACACTGTGACCCCGTGGCCCCGTGCTGCGGCACACGGTTGTGGAGTGTGTAATGCCAACGCCTTAGCGCCCATCGTGGACCTACCGGAGTGGTGGCAATGCTCCGCTTGTGATGAGAGCCATACGTCTAAGGATTGCTGCGATAAGAACGTGACACCGTGACCGCCGTTATCGTGATTCTATGGGTGCTTGTCATCGTGTACTTGTGGTGGGATGACCAGAATGAGTAACGTCGTCGATCTAGATGAGTACCGCGTACGTGAGACAAGACGCGCCGATAAGGAATGGTGTGTTGATTGTTTTACGCACCACGACCCGGAAGATGATTGCTCAGCCTAAGACCTATCAAGGGAGAACTATGCGCGGATTTCGTTTGCTAATGACTTGCATGATGATGCTTTGGGCTTTCGGTTGTCTCATTGAGGGATATTCCGTCCTGTTCCTTGTGTTTTTCGTCGCCTCGTGTCTGGCATATCCTAGAGTAACGGTCGAAAGGATAAGGTGATAACTATGTCGAATGCATCAGTACGCTATGTGGTGCCCTATTCTGCGCCTGGAATCAAGAGGGGCGAACTTCGTATCGACGCAAACTCACCTACCGACGCAGCAGCAAGGGCGCAAGAGATTCACGCCTCAGCCGTAAGTCTTAGTAGACCGGGGTGTGGTTATCGTGGCCCCACACCGTCAACACGATGGTACTACAGGCCCACCATGAAACTGCATAAGAAGGAACGCACTCAGATTGTTTACGGTGTGCCCTATATCCAGGCGTGACATTCGCAGCATACGAGATAGGAGAATGTGATATGCGTAATCATTGGGAAATGTGGGTAGATTGGGAGACCCCTAACGTTCACCACTATAACGGTGGTCCTTGGTTGCAGGTATGGCAAATTGGTCCTCTGATTATCAGACGACTAACGCGACCATGATTCCATTCTCTGCATACCTAAGAGGCAAAGGACGAGTCAGAATCCTGTCCTATGAAGGTGATGGATTCTTTCGTGTCCTCACTACAAGAGACGAGACCGTTTACACACATCGAGAAAGGTTGGTGTTCCTGCCATGAATCCCATATTTACATTCGCTTCTCGGGTAAATGACATTGTGAGACTGTGGAATATAGAGGATTTGTCTGGTGAACAGGCGATGCATGCCATCGTCTATGCAATGGAACAGTACGTCAAGGAATCGGACGAATGACGCCTGTTTACACGTCACAAGTTCCGCATCTCGCTGTCTCAGGCAGGAAACGGCCTCTGCCCATGATCGAAAAGCCTACCCCGCCTCACCATACCCAATCAGACCCCCAAATCGCTCCTAGGGCCGTCTCTGGCCCGCTCAGGGCACATCCAGCAGGAGGGACCACACTATGACCGACGCACCAGCAGGCTGGCACCATGTCATCTCACCTCGCTCGGGCAAGATTCTGACCACCTACCGAGCCAACAACTACATGCTTGGTTGGTATCAGAAGAACGGGTACATCATCTGGTGAAAGTATCTTGACGTCAAGATACTTAGAGTGAAAAACTTCCCCCATCTCTCCTCACACTGTATTTCTGTATCCTCTGTATATACACATATATATATAAGAGGTAAGTAGACAGTAGGATTTTAGCCCTTCCAGGTTCGTTCGAGGGTACATACCGGACATCTAGACCACCCACATCGCCTGTTTCGGGGTCCTCGCCCTGCCACTAACCCCCATGTGTTATATTAGGGGTGCTGTAGACTACCATCGGATACGACACCAAGGAGATACACGAAACCATGATCGTTTCACCCATCACGAAGGCCCGTCTCTTTGAGAAGACGCTGCGATTTGAGTTTGAGCGAGAGAAAGAGATCGAGTGGGCAGCAAGATCAGCAAGTGCTCGGACGGCAATCGAGCAAGCCATTTGGGCCGCACGAGACGCAGGAGTACCCGTGACCAAGATCGCGGAAGAGTACGGGACGAAGGACCGAGGCACGATCTACGACATCCTGAACAAGAAGGCTACGCTTGTGAATGTCACGAGTGAGATCGAGTCGATGCTGCGTATTGTGCCGAATCCTGATGCACATGCAAAGGGTGGATACCCGGATGACTGGGCTGCTTGGACAGTCACGGTGCAGGCATGGGACGATTTCACTCGACCGGATGCGCTGACGGCACTAGAGAAGACGGACAGCGATAAGTATTCTGGGTGGTTGACGTTCTGTGTCCGACCCAACGGCTCCATTCATATCATTGCCACAGAACACCTTGGTAGCCCATTGCACAAGGAAGTCATTGCATGGCAAGATGACAGCCCGCTGGTCCAGCAGATCAAGACACAGATGGAGGATGAGAAATGAGCAAAGCACTAGACGCACTTCGAGCAATTGGCATTTACAATCCTCACAATGCTGTAAAGCAGGCTCTACATGCTGGTGTCGGCAATGGCATCTACTTGTCACGTCGCACACAGGATACGGGAAGATGGTACCGATCTGCCGCATGGCAGGTAATCAGTGTGACCGGCAAGACTAATCCTGAGTCACACTGGCAGGATCAGGGGCAGAAGACGTTCGACATCTACGAAAGAACCTCAGAAGAGGGCATGTTGAACAAGGCCAAGGCGTTCGCTGCTGAGAACTATGGGATCACCGAGTGGGCCAAGATTCCAGGACTCGGACGTGCTCTGTTCCCTGTCGCGGTAGCGGCGTGGGTCAAGTCTGAGATCAAGAGGGGAGGCACAGAATGAGGATTCATAGTGACGTGATTACGTGGGATGACCTACACGTCGCCCGAGCGGCTGCCATCCAGCACGGAGAGGGATACGTCTACGGACATTTTGATACACACGGCAGTCGCAAGCGTGACCATGCGTTCGAGGTAGGTCTCGAAGGTGATGGCACCACGAACAAGAGACGCCGCAACCCTGGCACTAGTCAAGATCGTTCTCGGCAGGATGAGTACGCTGCGACATACGATCAGTGGGGCTGGTTCCTGGCCTCACTGTTCAGGGTTGACCCGAACATGACCAGCGTGTACTATGACGGAGCAGACGACTTCCACACCAGGACCAAGGGGGTATTCAGGTGACTCAGGCGTTCGATACCCGAGTGTGGGATGACAAGGGTGACAAGATCATCGACGTGTCTCTGGGTGGTATGGACATCTTCAGTCAGTACCTCCCCCACAACTCGATTGATGCTGATGACGTGATTGAGTATGTGCAAATGGAGGCAAGAGCCATGCTTGTTTGGGTGTATCGTGCCAAGAGAGAAAGGGGCATTTGATGACTAAGTTCAAGGCAGGAGACCGCGTTCGGACCCTTGTGAATGGTTGCAGCGCACTGAGAGGACGTGTCGGGACAGTTGCAGGTAACTACTTCGACAGGGGCTGGGATGTGCTGATGGACGATGAGCCGCGCAAACCCCCCAGCGAGGCAGGTTGGTACTATCACACGGACGAGTTGGAACTGATTGTCCCAACCAACAACACAGTGACGCTAACAGTTAGTAGCGCCGGGCCGTCACCCCTCAACTGCTATCGGGTAGCCGATGCACTCGACCTGTTGCGCGTGTACGAGGGTTATGGGGACATTCTACGGGCATACGCAGACGCCGAAGACGAGAGATTCGCCAAGTATGGACCAGTGGAGGAATGATGACCACGTTTAAGGCGGGAGACCGAGTACGTACGCTCGCTATCTGGGGTGACGCGCCCACTGGTAGCGAAGGCATACTTGGTGATATGTATGGTGCTACCCAATGGATCGTGAACATTCCGGGGCACACATGGAATGGCTACCGGGACATGATTTATGACACCGCTGAACTGGAACTAATCTCCGACCCACGAGATGAGGCACTCGACCGGATTGCTACTGTCTATCGTGAGGTTGGATACGAGTCCCTGCATTCCGCGATTATCAACATCCTCCAAGAGACGGGACGAATGCAATGACACCACTCGATTACCTGTTCGCAAAGATTCTGGACAACTCCTGCCCATCTTACGACCCGATTGATGGATACTCAGAATACCGCATCGACACACACTGTGTGACATGGTATGTCATTGCCAGAGAGATCGATGGCGTGTGGGAAGTCAAGAACTACACGATGAACTAAAAAGACGCAAGAGACGCCCATAAGATACCGAAAAGGGAGGAAATATGACCGATACCGAGAAGATCGACGCAATCACAGCACGGATGATACTGTGGGCAGAGAACGTTACGCTCAAGAGCAGTACCGGGATTGCCTGGGATTATGCCTACTTGGTTGACGACATCACCGAGATCATTATGGAGGAGAACTAATGGCAACCGTTGAGACAATCCAGATTGATCCGACATACGTACTGACGCTCACCAGGGATGAGGCCGAATACCTGAAGTGGGTCTTAGGTGAACTGACAGGCAATTATTCTGAAATCTACTACGCACTCGACGGGGAAGATATCGGAGCCGTGAGGCCAGAGAAAAATCCCTTTGTCGCAGTTGATAAGAACAGGTGGTAGTTTCGATGATTACCCACGAACTGCTCAAGCGTCCCGTGACGGCACAAGAGGCGATGGGCCTGGCTAAGCACCTGACAACCGAGACAGCCCTTGTCACAAAGCCAGGGTACTTCTACCTGGATCAAGACGACACCGTGTACCTGGGCGTCGATGGTATGTATGGCCCCACTACGCTGTGGCGTGTGCAGGAAGGCGCAACCTACGGGGATCAGGCGTATTGGGAGAGGGAAGAGAACTGCGAGTTCCGGTCTCTTCGGTTTGGTCTCGATGAGCACTTTCACGTTGGGGCTGATACAGAGTGAAGATCAATCCGCCTGTGCAGGCTACAGTGAATTCCTACGCTGGAGAGCAAGCCATTTACGTAGGGGACATCGGTTACATCGATGAGATTGTGACCGGGTATAAGTGGCCGATCCATGTGACGTTCAGCGAGAGCGTGCACGACTGGTTCAAGCATGGTGAACTGACCTATCTGGCTACTGGAGGGATGATGAAATGAGCAGATACACAAACATGCTAGAAGATGAAATCACTCGACTAAAGGGTGAACTGCAAGACATCAAGACAGAGCGATCCAAGCGTACATCTACTCTGACCACGCTCTACCCGGAACTAGTTGACGAGTCTGACTGGTGCCTGTTTGGTGGTGTTGCTTGGACCAGATTGCACGACAAGGCAGAAGCCATCCGTCGTGCCCACGTAGCACGGGCAGACAAGACAACGCTCAAGGAGTGGGAGGCAGGCCGGTGATGATTGGCAGACTGATCGTAGGCATAGTAGCGTGGACGCTCATGGCGTCTGGCCTTATCGTTGCTGGTGCCCTACCTTACGCACCTGCTGTGGCACTCACAGGGTTTGGGCTTGTGTTGCTCGGCGGACTCCTGTACGCTCGCCTGATCTACGTGGCACAACGAAACGATGGGAGAGACACATGGCACTCGTGAAGTTCGTACACGAAACCGACATCGGCTGGTATGGGGAGGGACCACATCAGGCAGAACTGATACGCGACAGGAATGACATGTACTGGGACATTCACGTTTCGGGACACACAGGCATCCTGGCATTCAACGTAAGTGCCGTCGTTCGTATGCCAGCACATCGAATGGACGACCGGGAACCCTCATTAGATGGTTTCTACGCCACTACCCTAGGCAAGCACAGAAAGGGGAACTGACATGAAGGCAAGCAAGAAGATCAAGCGCTCCCTTGAGTCACGACGCGAGGACTATGACAACGAGAATAAGTCAGTGAAGCCAGGAACGAGGCGTCCGGGTAGTTTGAGTGGTGCCAAGTAATGTACCTAAAATTTGGCAACCTCAGTCCCGAAAAGTTCGCAGAGAAGGTTGGTGCTACATTTACCGATGACGAGTTATCCTACCTTCATTCCGTATGGTCGCAGAAGGCGGCCTTGATAGGTTCCAATGATTTTCACATCTTCGATGATCCGGCAATCTCAATCCACGTTGGTTCTACGACGGGTCCGACTGTCGATGTGTTCTTGGCTGCGAACACCCGTTCAACATTCAACCGTCCCGTTCAGTTTTTTCTAGATGCGGATTGGAGAAGTGTGGCATGAGCGATCAAGTAATCAACAGTAACCCACTTCGAGGCGATCCTTTGTCTCTGGCTGTGATGAGCATTGTCAACTTGATCCGGCCCGAGCCCGTGGATCGTGGTCCTTGGGCTACCCTGTCAGTGCAGGTTGACGAGGCTGAGGATGAGGACAGGGAAGAGCGTGTCACCGTGGCACACGATGACACGAGTGACGTGTGGGCATATGCTGAGAGCGTCCTGTGAGCCACGCTGACGACCTAGACTCCGATGTCCGGCGACAGTGTGCATGGGCATGGCATCAGGGAGCAACTGCGTCCCTGGGCTGGACAGAACAGAATAGGATAATGACGATGAAGATGACGATTGCGGATAAGTTGCTTTCGCGGTCAAAGCGTGATGAATACACGGGATGTCTTCGCTGGACGGGCGCTCATAATTCCCGTGGTTATGGCTATGCGAAGGTTTCGGGACACTCCGGACCACAGAGGGTACATCGGGTTGCATATGAACTTTGGATTGGCCCAATACCAGAAGGATATGACGTGGATCACGTCAGAGAACGTGGATGTGTCTACCACGATTGCTTCGAGCCGTCCCATCTTGAAGCAGTGACGCATTGGGAGAATGTTCGACGTGTTACAGTCTTCCGAACCCACTGCCCAAACGGACACGAGTTCACGCCAGATAATACGGGGACTCGTAAACGACGTGGGCATACGAGCCGCACATGCAAGACGTGTCACAGAGCACCTTGGAGAACACGAGCAGGTTCAATCGTTGACAGGGGCAACCACGGCGTGTACCCTGGGACTCAGTTCCCACACAACCCATACGAAATCACCGAGGAGGAAACCCAATGAGCAGTTTCAGCGGTTCACAAGGTAGAGGCGCGAGACGCGCTCTCCGCAAGACCAAGCGGGCAGAGGCGGAAGCGCGCGAGGCGGATACCACCCGGATTATGCACGAGCAGAACGTCTCGCGTCACGAGGCGCAGCGCGTAGGCAAAGCGAGCCGCAAGGTAGCGGCAATGGTCACGGCTGCCCGCGTCGCCAAGGAGGCGTGATATGACTAACTACTTGGTCAAGGACGAGATCACTGATGATGTCTACCCCTGCAATGGCATCGCTGATGTGGAGTGGGCTGTCGAATATGTGATCGGACAGTACCCCACGGACATCGAAGAGGTTGAGTTCGTAGAACTGCTGGACGATCTTCCTTGGACGCTTGAGGGCGATTCGGTCACATATCCCAACCTGGCTATCACTGTGCAGGTGAAGTGATGAATAGGGAGACATGGCTTACAGACGCAGTTGTCGAGGTCAGCGCTATCCTGCTGGATAAGACGGAAATCGAGGTGCCCGAGGTTCGGGTGTCTACCGGTTGGCCTAGCACTCGTGGCACAAGCATGAAGAAGCGTAGGGTAGGTGAGTGCTGGAAGCCAGAGGTTGCGGCAGATGGCGTGAGCCAAATCTTTATCAGCCCTGTTCTGATGGACCCGATTCAAATTCTCGGTGTGCTGATGCACGAGTTGATCCACGCATGGGACAAGTGTGAGCACGGCCATCGTGGGGTGTTCGTGAAGACGGCTAAGGCTGCGGGTATGGTAGGTCCGTGGACGGCTACTGGCATAGATGCTGAACTACTGCATCCGTTGCTAGAAGAGGTCGTCACGAGGCTTGGAGAGTACCCACACAGTGCTCTGAGCCCAACGCTTCAGCGCAAGCCTCAGACTACGAGGATGATTAAGATTGAGGCGGACGAGTGTGGGTGCATCGCACGAACGACGCGCAAGTATCTGGACACAGACGACGGAGATTTCGCGTGCCCACACGGTAATCGAATGATCGAGGTTTTGCCCGCGTGAAAACATGTCGCACTTGTGGGGAAGAAAAATCGCTTGACGCCTTTTATCCTTCGAGACAAAAGTCGGGCAAGGCGGTTCAGTGTAAGGCGTGTCAAATTGCACAAGCAATAGAGCGCATGAAAAATCCAGAACGACGTGCTGCACGAAACCTATGGGCAAATGAGTACGCTAAGAAAAATCCAGACAAGATTTGGGAGAAATCACTCCGGCGTTACGGAATCACATTGTTAATCTACAATAGAATGCTGACGGCGCAAGGTGATGGTTGCGCTATCTGTGGTGTAACCATACCTGTTGGGCGAGGGGCACGTAATGGCCGATTTTCAATAGATCACGATCACAGTTGTTGTCCGGATAAGACTAGGAGTTGCGGTAAATGTGTTCGTGGACTACTATGTAGTCGGTGCAATACTATGTTTGCTCTCGCTTTAGATAATCCTGATGTGCTAATAAAAGGGGCAGCGTATCTACGAGATGCGTCGTCTTGTCCTGAAGGTGACGAAATGGAGGTTGAGGAAAAGTGACTGAGCCAAAGTATCCTGATATTTATGTCCCGCTCGCGGGGCGAGACGGTAACGCATTCTCCGTCATAGGTCGAGTGCTGCGTGCGTTGCATAAGGCCGGTGTGTCCAAAGAAGAGCAGGACACATACTGGGCAGAAGCCATGTCAGGAGACTACGATCACCTGCTACAGACGACACTTGCTTGGGTATCGGAGGGGAGTGATGACGAGTGAGCGATAAGCAGATATGGCTCGTCGTTGATGACGTGATCCGTCTCAAGCAGACCGTGACCGATGAGGCGTTCGAGGCTATCTACGAAGCGCTCGAACGATGAGCGGCCTATCGAATTATCCAGACGGCGTTACGGGAAACGAGTGGCAGATCGCTGGTCCAAAGGAACTTACTGTGGTCCGCGAGTGCAAGGGTATAGAAGCACGAGTGTATCCCGCGTATCTTGTGGACGAGGTGCTTCGCCATTATCCTTACGATTCCAATTCTCTTACTGGTACATCGGTAGAGATGGATTACGATTGCACGTTCTCAGGGCAGGTCGATGCTGAAATCTACGACTACGAACTATTCTGGACCTGTCCCACGTGTGGTTTCGAGAACGTTGAGCAGTGGGGTGGACCAGAAGAGTTTGATGATCGAGATGATGATTACGACGACGCCTATTTCGCCTACAATGACGCCGACTGAGGAGGACTAATGAACGTATTTACCAGTCTTGAGCGCTTTGCTAACGCCATTGGTCAGGACTTTGGAGGTAGCAATAGTAAGACGCAGGCGGACCTGTTCAATGGGTTTGCTGATATGTACGAGAATTCTATGCACAACAAGAATGATCGAGAGATGCAGGCTGCTTATATTGCAGCAGACCTTACTCCGGCTGCAAAGCGAGTGCTGTTCGTACTGTCTAACATGGCTAACTTCAAGGAGGATTAGCATATGGTAAACCTCGAACTGAAGAACGAGGCAAACTACGGAGCCCGTGTGCTGCGTGTAAACGGTCTAGTCGAACTGCCAGGTTTGGACAACCTTCGGGGCGTCTCGGTTGATGGCTTCATGGCACTGGTGTCCAAGGACACGACGGTAGGGTCCCTGGTCGTTGCATTCGTGGCCGAGAGCCAGTTGTCTGATGCGTTCCTGTCGGAACACAATCTTTTCAGACATTCTGAAAAAAATTCGGACCCGACTCAGGCCGGATACATCGAGGACAACCGTCGTGTGCGAGCCGTGAAGTTCCGGGGCCACATGTCCAGCGCACTCCTCATGGACGCGGCTCTTCTCGGTGTCACGGACGATCAAGAAGGCGCACTCTTTGATACTATCGACGGCGTTGAGATCAGCCGGAAGTATTACGTCAAGCGGTCGAGTCAGATCAATGCACAGGCACGACAGATTGCTAAGGCATTCAAGCGGGTCGATGACAAGATGCTGCCCGAGCACATTGAAACCGAAAACTACTGGCGCAACAGTCACCTGATTCCACAGGACGCATTCGTGACCGTGACCCAGAAGGTACATGGAACGTCTATCCGAATTGGTAACACGATTGTCCGCCGTCAACTGAAGTGGTGGGAGCGTGCGCTGAAGCGACTTGGTGTTCGTGTGCAGGAGACTGATTTCGATGTGGTCTTCGGTAGCCGCAAGGTCATCAAGGACGTCCACAACCCCAATCAGAACCACTACTACGCTCCCGACGTGAAGGACGCTAAGTATGTTATACTTCCTGTATGGATAATGTGGAAGTTGCGTGGGTCGCGGGCCTCTTAGAAGGCGAAGGATGTTTCTCTCTCAAGCGTAGTGGAGCATCATACATAAACTGTGCTATGACAGATGAAGATGTGATTCGTAAACTGTACGGTTTGATTGGATATGGCACCATCATAAAGTCTAGGCTGCTCCCAAACAGAAAACAGGTGTGGGTGTGGAGAATGGGAGCGCGTGAAGAGGTCGAAGAGATATGCCGTCTATTGCTTCCCCTCATGGGAACGCGACGTGCAGCACGTATTCAAGACCTCTTGGATGATTTTGAAAAAAATCCACGTTGGAGAGTGCCGAAGGGCACACTAGTACATGGCACCCGGGGTGGATATGTCAAGGGTTGTCGTTGTGCCTTGTGTAAGTTGTCCGAACGTCGATATCGTGAAGACCTAAATAGGAGGAGATCAAATGGTGACGTTGGGCGTAAAGGCGTTTCTAAAACGTCTCTGGTGGAGAGAACTCTCACCGAGAATGACTTATGATCTTTGGACCCGAGAAGGCGAGAAGTATGCCCATCTGATCCCGAAGAACGTGGTGCTCTACGGCGAGTTGATTGGCTGGGTGGGCGAGAACAGTCCGATTCAAGGCAACTACACCTACAACGTACCAAATGGAGACTGTCACCTGTACGTCTACCGGGTAGCCGTTGTCACGGCTGATGGTGGCCTGTATGATCTGTCGTGGGAGGGTGTCAAGCAGTTTTGCACAGAGCGCGGGTTGAACCATGTGGTAGAACTGTGGTCCGGTCAGCACAGTGAGTTCATTCCCGAAGAGTGGATTGACAGGAGGTTCTATCCCGAGTACCCTCAGTCTGTGGCACTCTCTGATACGAAGACCGTAGATGAAGGTGTAGTGATCCGATGGGATGGCCTGGTGCCCACGGTGCTGAAGGCGAAGTCTCCGATCTTCCTAGGTCACGAAACCGCACTTCTCGATAAGGAGGTTGTTGACATTGAGTCTGCACAGGAGTGAGATTTGGCTGGATCATCTAGAAGCATTGACCCATGCGGCTCGTGCTTTTGATGGTATATCTGCCGCTATGAATGAGGACATTCCCGGCAATTATAGTGATCTTGGATTTTATGTGGACAAGGTAAATATCAAGATCGACGACATTGATACGAACTGGTCTCTTCAGCAATGGGACGACGCTACATGGTTGGTGATTGAGGAAGGGGAAGATGATGACATTGAATCCGTACAGGAAGACGTGGCGTGATAGCCTAGCCTACTGGCTTGTTGGTCGTGTACTAACTATTGCGACGCCTGCGTATCGCAACTTCATATCTCTGACAACCACTGTAGGTCTAGCAGAACTAGACCGACAGGTGACGGCAGGAGAATGGGATGATTGAGGACAAGGAGTTCTGCGTGATGTTTCCTCAGTACAGTAAGACCAAAATACACCGTGGACCTTATATGCTTCGAGTTGAAGCGCAGCATTGGGTAGACGGGGTGGAAGCAGACGGATTCGAGACTGCCGCTTTTGAGGTGTGGGAGCGACCGTTCTTCCCGTGGGTGAAGTCCAGTGACTGATCTCGTTATCACGCGGGGATACCCGGCATCGGGTAAGACGACATATGCCCGTAACTGGGTAGCCGAAGACCCCGAGCACCGGGTACGGGTCAACCGTGACGATCTACGCTGGAACCTGTATGGCATGTACTGGGGCCTGAACAACGGCCAGGAGTGGATGGTGACCAAGGCACAGCACGGGGCCGTCAGAAACCTTCTAACAGCCGGACAGAGCGTGATCGTGGACGACACCAACCTGCGGTTGAAGTCCGCTCGTGCGTGGGCCGACATGGCACAGTCGCTCGGAGTGGACTTCGAGGTTGTGGACATCGAGACGCCCACAGACGTTTGTGCTGAGCGCGACCGGTGGCGGATCATTAACGGAGATCGTGCCGTTGGGGACGGTGTAATCAAGGATTTCGCACGTCGCTTTCCCATCGGACGTTGGCCCGAGGTCACACCGAGTCAGCACGTAGACAGCGCAACACCTGAGTTCTACGTGCCAGACGCGAGTAAGCCGGTGGCATGGATCGTGGACATTGATGGAACGCTCGCCCATCTCCATGAGCGCTCGCCCTTCACCGAGAATAGCGGCGAATATCTGACCGATACGGTTGACGAGACGGTTGCTGATCTCGTGTACTATCTCAACCGTGCAGATTACGTGGTCATTCTGCTCTCCGGTCGAGGAGATCAACATCGTGAGGTTACGAAGAAGTGGCTGAGGGACAACTACATCCGATATGTCCACCTGTTCATGCGTCCCGAGGGGGACAACCGTAAGGACTACATCGTGAAGGCCGAACTGTTTGACAAGCACGTCCGTCACAACTACAATGTGGTTGGGGTCCTAGACGACCGCGATCAGGTCGTGAAGATGTGGCGGTCGATTGGGCTGAAGTGCCTACAAGTGCAAGATGGCGACTTTTAGCAGAGGGAGGAACTACGATGACAGCGACAGTTTGGGTGTGTAGTGATCACGACTTGCCCCTTGAGTATGGTCCCGACCCGTATGCGCAGGAACTTTGGGACGACGAGACCGATGTTTGGATGTGCGCGGAGTGCCGTGACGAGTCTGCGCAGGACATCTAATGTATGGACTTCTGTTTCCTGACGGATCGGTTGACTTTCAGACGAGCGATCTAGGCGAACTGCGTAAGGACTTACGTTGGGCGCGGAGCGTGGCAACGTTCTATTCTGAGTATGTGGACCTTGAGCCCGTTGTGCAGGTAGGTACGAGTTATGCCGATGCGTCGTGGGAGACCTTTGAAGACGCCCGAATCGAGATACCGGATTGGTGGTGGGACGATGAACAAGAACTTTTGCCCTAATGGTTGTGATCTACGAGCAGAGCCTATCCCGCAGGAATACATCGACGCAGGACACTACGGAAATAGCACGCACTACAGTCGTTTGATGGGAATCGAGATTCCCGGAGTCTACGATGGTGTGCTCATTTGGAACTGCCCGGATTGTGGTCTGTGCTGGCCTGCTATCTCGGCACAATGGGGCTACCGATATGACAAGGCTATTGAACTAATCGCTGAGTGGACGAAGGAGAGTGAGATGAGCCCTGTACTATAACCGCACGGATATGCGCCACCTAGAGCGTGCCATCCGTGCTGCCGAGTTGTCCACCTGCCGTACCCGTCACGCAACCGTCATTGCACACGGCCCTCGTGTGCTGGCTATTGCAGTGAATAGTCAGAGGAACCACCCTACGATTTGTTCCGACCCCAAAACTGAAGCCGCCTACCACTCGGAGATCAACGCACTGCGACAGATTCGTGGGGTTGACAGTTCAAAACTTACCGTCTACAATGCTCGTATAAGCCGCGCTGGGAACATCCGACTGAGCAAGCCTTGTCCCAGGTGTGCAGCCGTGCTCGAAGACCTAGGAATCCGAAACGTAATATGGACGGAGGAATAATGGACACTGTAAATGAGACCGCCGTGGTTGAGGACGAGCCGTGGACCGTCACACGTAACCGCGCTGGCCGCGCGGGTGCCACGTTCGGTGTCCTGACTGCTCTGATTGGTGCCGCACTCAGCATCCTGTGGGCACAGGTCGGCGGAATCCTATGAGCGCCGGTACGCTTTCGCAGCGCATCGAAGAGGCCATTAGCGAGGAACTATCGTGTCAGAATTGGGGCACGGCTGGGACAGGTGAGACGGAAGCGCAGTACATCACACGAATCGTCCTGGCTGTGGTCGCGGCCGATGAGTAAGCGCAACGGCGTACAGAGACGTGGTACAACCAATCGGGATGTTCGCGGGAGTTCAATTGCACGACGAAGACGCAAGCAATGGATAATGGATGAATTTGGAGATGGGGAAACGGTTCTCTGCGCGTTTGGGTGTGGAACGGTGCTGACGTTTGAAACGCTAACGGTAGATCGTCACCCGGTTCCAGGATGCAAGGGTGGAAAGTATGTAATCGGAAACATTCGTCCCGCTTGCGCACCTTGCAACTCATCGTGTGGTGGAGCAATAAGGAAGAACAAATGATTCTGACGGCATACTACACACCACATTCTTTTGATCCGCGTAGACAGCACGCTTTGGTGGATGTCTTGACAGAAGATAGGACAGGGTATATCGTGAGAGGATACGACCACACAACATGGCACGCCAACTTTGACGAGTTGGAAGCCTTAGTAAAGGAGGATAAGGATGACTAATACTCAGACACACTTGAAGGATGGCATTGAGGTTATGTTCAACAACCTACTGATGGCCGCTGACGAATTCATTACGCTGCCGACTGCGGCACAACTGGCAAAGGAACTGGGTATTAATGACTATTCTCCCCTTGACTTCGACCACTGAGCATTGGACGCTGCGCGCTAAGTGCCGAAATAAATGGCATTTGTTCGACGCACAAGACGACAGCGACGGAAACCCACACTATCCTTTTCTAAGAGATGCACAGGATTTGTGCGATACCTGTCCCGTATTCGACATTTGTGAAGAGAAAAGGAAAGGGGAGGTGACGGGTATATGGGCAGGGCAGCCACTCTAACAACTTGTGGGCACGAGCAACACTACGCCCGTGGACTGTGTAAGGCTGACTACTGCCGCGCGCTACGAGACGGTTCGCTCTCTATCCGTCCACGAATGCCCTTCAAGGAAGACGATCTAAGTTACCCCTTGACATCACGACAGAAGGCTTTGCTGGAGGACATTGAGGCGGGTGCTGTGTACTCTCTTGCCGATGCACACCGGGTGGGTTACACTATGCGGTCTCTTGAGTCGGTACTTGCACGGATGAAGAGGTATAGCATTGCACGACTATTGCGAGGGAGGATGAATGAGGATCACGCTCAGTGGTGAGCAGCACGAAGCAGTTGAACGTATGGCGGCAGAGCCTACGAGGGCTGCGCTGAATGCTGCACTGACCGGAGTTGGGAAGACCGTTATGGCCGTAGAACTGGCTAAGCGTCTCTCTGCACAGACGATCCTCGTTATCGCCCCAATCAAGCGGCCTGTGGTGAACGCATGGAAAGCAACGTTTGAGAAGCAAGGGGTAACACTACCATTTTATGTGATCGACTCGTCTCATCCTGAGCACTTCGAGATGCTGCGCACCAACGTACCGGGCGTGTACTACGTAGGCCGCGAGTATTTCGCTTTGTCAGCCACGAGTCTGAAGCCGAAGGAGAAGAAGGACGGAACGTGGACCAAGGGACGGGAGCGGAAATGGTCTTGGTCTAAAGTGCAACCTGATCTTGCAATCTACGATGAGGTGCAGTCTGTATCGAACCGGTGGTCCGAGGGCTACATCGTTCTGAAGACTCTTAAAGCCGGGTACAAGGTAGCAATGTCCGCTACGCCACAAGGCAACAGGTTCAAGGGTATTTGGTCCGTGTGCAGATGGCTGTGGCCGGAAGCGATCAATCCAAAAACAGGTGAACGGTACGTTGATAGGTCCCAATGGAATTGGGCTGCGGAGTGGGCCAAGCAGGAGTTCGATGTTTACGCTGGCCTGAAGATCACAGACGAACGAGTGCCGGGTGCATTCGTCAACAGCCTGCCGTGCTACGTGCGGATCGAAGATAACCGTGCGCCTGTGGAGACGCGAGTGGTCAAGATTGATCTGACCCCCAGGCAACGCGCACTATATGACAAGATGGAACGTGACATGCTGGTGTGGCTTGATGAGCACCCGCTGGTCGCTGACATCCCCATCGTGCAGCGTATGAGAATGCGCCAGATCACGTTGGGAGAACCGACGCTGATTGATAACGGGAGACTTGATGATGATGGTCAGACCATTTATGACGTGGACTTCGATGACAACTGCGAGAGCGCCAAGATTGATGCTCTGCACACGATCATCTCCAAGTACCACCCGGATGAGCCGATCTTGATTCTGATGGATTCGCAGAAGTTTGCTCGGGTGGTTGCTACTCGACTCGGCTCACAGGCATCAGAGTGGAGTGGGGCTGTCAGTCAGAAGGAACGGCAGCACATCTTCGAGGAGTTTGGTAAGTCAGTCAAGTACATCGTTGCTACGGTTCCGGCCGTGGCTGAAGGACTTGACGGACTTCAGCGGGTATGCCATACTGAGGTCTGGTTGAGTCAGTCGCTGAACGAGATGCTGAACCATCAGGCCCGAGGGCGCGTGGATCGGCAGGGACAGACGGAAGATGTGATCCGGTACTACGTCCATGCCAGGAAAACCGATGATGACCGGCACTTCCAAGATTTGCTGGGTCAGCATATTTCACAACGTGAGACTTTGAAGAAGGAGGCATGATGGCTGAATACACACCGACCACCAGGGACGTGCGTGATGACTATGCGCGGTATGGAGGTGAACTCGATGCGTTCCCCGAGTTCGACCGCTGGCTGACCGAGCATGACCGGCAGGTGGCCGAGAAAGCATGGACAGAGGGTGCTCGGGCAACAACAAGAGACAACTTTGAAGTCGCTTGGACTGAAATGATTGTCATTCCGCGTAACCCATATAGGAAGGGCAACTGGTGAGCGAAATTACCGTACACACGGGGTGGATATCCCGAGTATTGGCAGCAGATATCTGGGACGAAGGTTTCGAGGATGGTTCAGATTGGGTACAAGCCCTTGAGACCCGTGGCATCGCTGCTAAACCAAGCAATCCATATCGAGAGGAGCAAAATGCCTAAGCGAGAAGCGATGTTTACACCTGCAGACCTACAGCGGGTGGAGATCAGAGAGAACGCACGATACGCATGGGAAAGTGACTTCAATGTCGTCGTCCTAGCGCCTGAATTAATTGAGATTGATCGGGTTTCTGCGGAATACTGGCTAATCAACCACGGTGTAATTTATAGCGAGTTGAAGATTGGTGTTTGATGCTCGCCAGATGATGCTTGATCTGTTGCGCGAACCTACGGACAGAGACAAGCAAGTAAGTATTGGCGCGAGCAATGCAAGCAATCCTTGCACGAGATGCTTAGCCGACGATCTGCTGGGCATTCCACTTTCGCAGTCCAATGCGTTTATGGGTGCGATCATCGGCACGGCTATCCACAACCTGCTTGAGAAGCGAGTCAGGAAGATGCACCCTGAGTGGATGCCCGAGCAACGTGTGAGCATCGGATACCTTGAGGGGTATGGGGAAGTCAAGTCAACAACCGATCTCTACATCCCATCTGAACAGTTGGCACACGACCACAAGAGCACGACCAAGGTCAAGTTGGTTCAGATCAAGGAAGCGTTGACGACTGAAGCGACGGAGTATGACACGTCTAAGGTCGCGGAGGCCCGCTTCAAGACCCAGTGGTATCTGGCGCAGTTGCACCTGTACGGGCGTGGTATCGAGAGGGCAGGGCATGTGGTACAGTGGCTGTCCCTGGGCTTCGTGTGCAGGGATGCGGTTGGCGCAGCGGACGTGTGGGCGCATGTGGTACCGTACGACCGGGAGCACGCCGACCGCGTGTGGAGTCGCTTAGAACGGCTGTGGAGTGCGCTACAGGCGGGACTTGACCCCACGGGGTTGACAAGCCACCCGAACTGCTGGTACTGTCAGAACGTGAGAGACAGGGAGGACCGATGATCTGGTACGTGTGCCGAGACTGTGAATACGGGACGACTAGTAGCAAGTTGGCTGACGATCATGAGGATGACACGAGACATGCAGTTATCGATGTAACCAACGAAGAGGAGAACTGAACATGGCTACAATTAACGACTGGAACAAGTACACGGGCGTCGTGCAGGAACTTGCACAGGTAGAGGATGACCTACGCGATGCGGTTGTGAACGGTAATCAGCGGGCAAGTGCCTTTGCGCAGACAGTGCTTCAGAATCGCTTTGGAGTGACTGTCTGATGAACTTCTCTCAGACGGTCGCCCAGGCTTACCGACTCGGCAAGGAGATCAAGGCGCTCGAAGAGGAGCGGGAGAACCTGCTCGGTTCCCTGGGCGACCTGTCTGAGAGAGACTATCCCGCTGGTGACTACATCCTTCGGGTAACTCGGACCAAGAGGTTCGATGAGGCTACAGCCAAGCGCAACTTGACACCCGACGAGTTCACCGCTATTATGAAGTTGAAGCCGGACAGCACACTTGCTAAGGCAATTCTCGGAGGCGAGTACGGAAAGACGCAGCGCGAGTATGGCTGGACTCGTAAGATCGTTAGAATTGAGGATGCAGAATGATGATTAACATGTATCCGTCGTCAAATCTTGATTTCGTGCAGCGCGTCTATGCTGCGGTAAAGGACATCGTACCCGAGCCGGATAGCGATATGCGGATTGACACGATTTCATTCTTCTTCTATGACAGAGAAGACACGGGTATCGCAATCAGGTATGATGACGACTTCGAGGGACTAACGTTCATTCTTGAAGGAGATGAGGTCAAGTGAAGCGGATCACAACAAAGTCGGGTGCGGTGTACCTGTACGACTATGCCAACGGGCGGGTGATGAGGGCGGATGGATCGCCTTACGCGACGCTCATTGACTACTCCACTGTGCCTGACGGGGAGTGGCAGACGCTCACTTGGATGTCTCCACCAGTAATAGGGGGATGCTTGCAGATGTCACTTGCCCTAGGCAGGGGACGCATCACGACACCTGTGGTGTCAATTGAAGAAGTGGAGGAAGTATGACGGATCAATTTACACTAGATCAGTACATCGTGAAGCCGGATCGGCTTGTAGAGCCGGAGATGATTCTGCTATACGGCCCCCCCGGAGGTGGCAAGACTTGGCTCGCTGCGTCTGCTGCTGAGGTCGAGGGTTTGTATCCTGTACTGATTCTCGACACCGAAGGATCGACACAGGGCACTATCGAGAACTTCGACAAGAGCCGCATCGACGTTATCCGTCCACAGAATGTGTTTGCGGGCAACGAGTACAAAGGGTCTATCCAGGTGCTCGAAGGACTTTTGACCAAGGAGCACAAGTGGAATACGGTCATCATTGATGTGGCTGACGTTCTTCAGGAGTGGGGCATTGCCGAGGGTAAGGTTTCTGGCGATGGTTTCGCGCAGTGGAATTTCATTCACGACGAGTTGACCGCGCCACCCAACCCGAAGAAGAAAATCCGTGGCCTATTCCACCAGTTGAAGTCTGCTGACTTCCTAGCCATTCTCGTGATCCATGATCGACAGGAGTCCTTGAACGAAGAGGGCACTCTGACGTATGGTACGGTGCAGTGGCAGGGACAGGGTAAGACCAAGATCGGGGGCATCCCTGACGTGGTAGGGTATGTAACACGCGACACAAACTCGGCAGGACTCTCAACGTCTACGCTGCACAGCGCGCCGACGAAGAGGTTCCTCGCTAAGAACAGGTTCAATCTTCCTGCGAAGATTGCTGACCCGAGCATGGCTAAGTTGTATGACATGATTCGTAATCGTAAGGAGGACTGACAATATGAGCAGAGAAGTCAAGGTAAGTGGTGACGAGGCCGTAAATGCCACGAAGGGGTTTACTCCTCTTAAGGCAGGTCAGTACATCGGCAAGATCATCGACGTGAAGCCCGGCAAGTTCAAGGGCACTAACTCGAAGGGTCAGGACAAGATCGAGGTCCAGTACAAGATCATCGAGTCTGGTACGGGTGAAGGTACCAACCGGAAACTCAAGGACTTCAACGTCCCACTTCAGGGTGCGTGGCTGAACGGTTCGTCTGCGTTCATCTTCTACCAGTTCTTCGGTGCTCTCGGAGTTGAGTTCCCAAAGAAGGGCGAGAGCGCCACTGTCACGCTGCCTGACGACGATGAACTGATGGGCGAAGAGGTTGGTCTCAACCTCACCATCGAGGACTCCAATAAGAAGGACGACGACGGTGAGTGGATCAAGGCTAACAAGGTAGCGGGTTACTTCCCTGCTTCTAAGGGCCTGAAGGTTGTTGTAACGGCTGACGAGGACGAGTTTACGCTGTAACGCAGTAGTGAGGCCCGGACCAGCGGGTGCAAAGCGGGTACAGGTGCGACTGGCTATCCGGGTATACTCGCCCTCACGCTCTGACTTGACAACCAAACCGTGAGCGACTAGACTTGCTCACATGGGGCTTGCACTGGTGACGGTGTAGGGGTAACGAGCAACCGGGCTTCCCTCCGGCCTCCCCCTCTTTGACAACTGAATCTGTGGAGGTCGCTGTTCGGTATAAGGGCATGTCCCTAGAGGCGCGGCGACGGTCAGACAGTAAAAGGAATGCGGTACCTGAAAGCATCCCAGGAACTGACACTTGACTGCGACTTAAGAACGAGGCGTCGCTACACGCCTACTCCACAACACGGTAAGAGATCGGGCCTGTTCACTAATTGCACCCGGTTTCGGATAGTACGGACTTGGGAAGGGCAGATACAAGACCAAGTTTGAGCCAACCTGGCGAAACGGCAGATGGTGTGTTACAATGTTCCTATGGCTTACACGGAGGAACAACGTAACTATCACCGGGCGTATTACCATATTCGCCGGAAGAAGTTAACAGACTATCTCGGTGGGGTCTGCGTGATCTGTGGTATGAACGAAAACCTGCACTTCGACCACGTAGACCCGGCCAAGAAGTCCTTTGAAATCAAGAGCAACTTAACGCTGAACGATATAGTCAAAGCGGAGTTGGACAAGTGTCAGTTGTTATGCGAGTATCACCACAAACAGAAGACATCACAAGAGAATAGCGGTTTTACTCACGGTAGTATGTATGCGTGGATGAAAAAGAAGTGCCCGTGCCCCGTGTGCAATCAAGCCAAGTGGCTTTGGAACGACAAACGGAACGTGACTCGTCGTAAAGGGTCAGGGTACAACGTATTGTATCGCCGGAATGGAGAAACTAGGTAAACTCAGTTGTCTCAAAAGCAACCGCCGCAAGGCTTGCGGGTTCGACTCCCGCTTTCGGCACGCCAGGTATGAGACCAGTTCAGTAGCCGGGGTCCGTTGGGCTACAGGGTAACCTTCTCAAATCCTAATCCGCTGGCAGACCGGGAGATAGTCTGCTTTATTGCTCAGTAACTCAATGGCAGAGTGTCCGCCTGTTAAGCGGAAAGTTGAAGGTCCGAATCCTTCTTGAGCAGCCACGGACGCAACCCGATTTAGTCACGGGCCAAGAATCTGGCGAGAAACGGAGCCGTGAGGAGACTCGCACAGCATGTCCTAGTGGGATGATCGAGTGACTCTCGGCACCACTGCTCTTTATGGCCCAAGGAAGGGATACCAAGGGTCGCATTGCCCGGTAGGGGAGTTCGGAGTCCCCGCCTGTTTCATATGCAGGAGATCGTGGGTTCGAATCCCACCTGGGCTACAACGCAGACGGTTCGATTCCGTATAGCAGAGAGGAACACTCTGTGAGGGTGGCGATCAGCGGTACGGGGATGAGATAGTTTCGACGAGATGACGACGGCCCTACAGGGCACCATCTTGGACGTGGGGGCAGAACCCACCATCTCCACAGGACTCCGAGAACCGTGCCAGGGAAGAACGGAGGGTGATAGGGTTACCGCCAAGGAAACCTAGTCGAGTTGGGGAAGTGTGGCACCTAAACCCAACGGGCGATGGATAGTAACTCAATTGGCAGAGTCCCATGAAAATGGGCATGTGCGGGTCCGAATCCCGTCTATCCACCAGTCGTGTACTTCATCGTAGACGCCAGACTGAATAAAATGGCGAGGAACGGTCGGCTTGATATCCGTATAAAGGTGTCCGAGCGCGGTGCTCGTGATATGCCGATGGTAAAGGGACGGTCCAACCATCCGTCCGGGTTTGATCGCGGCCCCGCTTATAAGGGGTGGGCGAATCGGTTGGTTGCCGAAGGGTTCGGTTCCCTCAAACTCACAAAATCGACAATTTAAAGGCATTTAAAATAGAGAGGAGCCACTCAACTTGCAACAGTTTCTGGACCTAATTTACGCAGGCTCCGAAGGATACATCGACATAGTAACGCGCTCTGAGGAGGGGGAACTCGACTCGGAGCGTTGGTTTTCGTGGCCCTCGGAGCGAAGTTTCGTCACGAAGTATTGTGAGACGCGCGCTGACGAAGATGTCTATTGCTCCGTGTCCGTGTTCAGCACCGAGCACAGGATCAAGGATGATCCAGATGCCATCACTCACACCGTGTACGCGGACGCCGACACCTGCGTGCCAGGGAATTTCAGGCTACCCCCCAGCATTGCCGTACAGACCTCCTCCGGGCACTGGCACTGCTGGTGGATACTAGATGAGGCCGTGCCCGCTAGAGAGGCCGCAGAGGCGTCCCACAGGGTCGCTAAAGCCCATCTAGCCCAAGGATGCGACAAGTCTGGCTGGATTCAGAGCAAGTTGCTCCGTGTGCCGAACACGTCCAACACCAAGCGTGGCACACCCGAGCCGGTCGAGGCAACCTACTCTGGCGAAGTTTACACGCTTGATACGATCAACGCGGTGTACGCGGATATTAACATCGCACCAGAAGTAATCCTAGACGCAGAACAGCCTATGCTTGTGAGCAAGGCTACCCGGATCAAGTTGGAGCAACAACTCGACGCGGCAGGTCTGTCTGACCTATACCTTCAGCGACCCAAGGATGGTCAGTCGTGGTCTGAGCGACTGTTCAAGTTGGAACTTGAACTCTTCCGTCTTGGCATGACGCCACAGGAAGTCTTTTCGCTTGCGCGGGAGTCTGCCTGTAACAAGTACGCACCCGAGAACGCGGGGCAACGTACGCAGCAGGGTGATGTGATCCCCAAGCGGGGAGATCCTGATGGTGTGCTGTGGAGGGATGTTCAGAAGGCTCATGTCGAGTATCTGACAACTTCTGTCATCGCTGTAGAAGAGATGGTCGCTCCCCACGAAACTAAGCGTGCTGAGTTTTTGTCCGTTGACGAGCGTCGATATTGCATCGACAACCCTACATTCATCGATCAGTACGTGAACTGGGTTGCTTCTCGTACTGACTCAGCAGAAACCTATCAGCGGAGCCTTGCGTGGATGCTGTTGTCCTGCGTATTTGGCGGCCGGGGCACGTTGCCGTTGTCTTGGGAGAATACCGAGTTGAACCTCTGGGTTCTAATTTTGGGAGACACAACAGGACCACGTAAGACCACCGCCAAGAACCTGTTTATGCGAGTTCTGCACAACTACGAGTCACAATCAGGGATGCTCGTAGACATCGGTAGTGAGACTACCGCTGAAGGTCTCGTACTTGAACTGGGTAAGCGTGACGGCATGGTGTCTGTTCTGCACAGAGACGAAATTCAGGGCTTCTTTTCCGAGATGCTCACCAAGAACTACCGTGTGGGCACGCTCGAAACACTGACGGCTCTCTATGACGGTCAGGTGCCCGTGGTTCTGCGTGCGACAAAGGATAGCGGGAACAAGAACAGAGCCCGTACCATCTTCAACTTCGTTGGCGTTGGCGTTCGCAAGCGGACTGCTGCCGTCTTGACGAAGGACTACTTTGAGTCTGGCTTCCTGGCTCGTATGTTGTGGTCTGTAGCCGACCCCAAGCCTCGTCGTAAGGGCAGTGAAGACCTACAGTTGAATGAGCCGGATGTCACAACCAATCGCTACGACGGTGGGCTTGACGATATTGTTACCGATCTGATTGCCCGTGTGCAGGAGTGGCCCCCAGAAGAGCCGGTTGAAATTTGGTGGGACAAGGCAGCCTTGAACCGCTACAACCGGTGGGCTGAGGAGGCGATGCAGATTGCTGAGCGGTATGGCGATGGCGACATTATTGTACCCGCGTATCAGCGAATGAAGATGTCCATTGCTAAAGCGGCTACTCTACTAGCAATGTATGAGCAATCACATGTTGTGACGTTGCCTCATTTCCTCGCGGCGCTTCAGCAGGCTGAGTTCTGGTTCAATGACATGGTTCGTATGGCATCAGCCGTATCCTCGTCCGAATTCGAGCGCCGTCTCGACGACGTGGAGAGTGCGATCTCAGGAGGCAAGGAGCGCTCCGCGCTCGAAGCATCTGTCCGTCGTAAGTTCGCGCGACTGCGCCCTCGGGAGATTGACGAGGTTTTTGCAGCACTTAAGGCTCAGGGACGTATTCGTACGCGGCCAGGGCAGAAGTTGGAGGCACTATGAAACTGAGCATCATTCTGAGTGTATTTGAACGACACTACGTTGTCTCACTGGGCGGTGAGGTGCAGCACGAGGTACAGCGCGGTTATGTCGAAGAGCCGGATGACCCAGACCGTGTGGAGTTGCAATCGGCTTCTACCCGTGCTACGGTGGGTTTCCAACCTAACGACAGGGAGGACGACGATGAGTGATGACTACGTGGTCAAGGCAACACCGACCACAGCGGGCGCTTGGGATTTGCAGTTATGGGAGGGCGACATCGAGTTGGGGTATTCCTTCGGCGTACCCGCGCAGGGATGGGCCGAAACAACGGACGAAGCAGTAGAGGTGGCTCAACACATGCTAAGTACCGTTCGGAAGGCGGCGGCAAACAGTAGCCGCCAGCCGTTTGAGGTGAGATAGATGTGGAGTGACAACTTTGTGGTCACCGTGAGCCCTCAAGCGTCAGGAGAGTGGTTGCTTACATTGTGCAAAGAATATGACAACGGTGAGATTTCTCTCGATACTGATGGCATTATGCGAATTTTCGGCGTACCTGCATGTCGGATAGTATCAACGGAGAAACGAGCGATTAAGTACGCCTATAAGATGTTGGCGGCGGTCAGAGAAGCCGATAAGAACCGGAAGCGCAAATCGTTTGAGGTGAGATGATGACGGTTAATGGTGTAATTCCCTACGCAAAAGTTGAGTACAAGAATACTACGTTCACTATCACGCCTATCGCTCCTCCTATTGCCTCGGACAATGAGGTACATGATTACTGGCTAAACTGGTTGGCCCAAACGAAGTATGGCATCGACTGGCGAAATGACATCGACCCGCCATGCACTCTTCGTGAACTTGCGCAGGCATGTTGGGAAAATGATTTTCCTTACAGTTGGGAACGTGAGTCTACGCTAGAAGAGACGTATGCGGGTATCGAGGAATGTATCGAAGAAGAAACAGGCCCCTGGGGAGGGAGATGACGATGAGCGATGAAATCGAATTGATTAGGCTTCGTCAACGCTATGGGCAGACCAAGGAGGCGCTAGCGGAAGAGAAAGCCGAGAATGAACGATTACGCGGATCGGCTGACGCATGGTGGACCGAGTACGACCGCGAGTTGAAGGCGCACGAGGCGACGAAGGCAGGGCGGGAGTTGGAGCAGAACGCGCTACGGAACGCGCTGCCCATCGTGGCTCGGGAGTCCGCGCTCCGGGAGGCGGTGGAGGGGCTGATCCGCGACCTAGACGCGGGCCGGGCTGACGGAACGATCTACACCTACGGCCAGGTCCAGGCCGCTATCCGTGCCGCCCTGGCCGCTGCACCCGCCGAGACGGAGCCTGAGGTGTGCGAGACCCACGGTGACGTGAGTCGCAATGGCGAGGTGTTGTGCTGCGGGTGCGGCACCTGTCCTGCGAGCGATCACATCCACGGTCGGCAAAGCACTGCTTTGCCGACCGTGGCGCGTGCGAGTACCCGGAGGACCACCCCAGCGAGACGGGCTGGACGGACGTGCAGGTTGGGGGCCGGACGGTACGGGTGCCAAGCGGGCCGATGGTCCCCCACCCCCTGCCAGATGCCCCCAGCGAGACGGAGACGGGCCGCTGTCCACAATGACCACAATTAGGTTCAACTCTGTTACACCTCTTTCCTACTTGGCTAAGGAAACCCTGCGCCAAGCGGTAAAGCAGGTGTACGGGGACGCGCCCGTGACCTTTGTCCAATCTGCTCCTGGTCCTGACGTTCTATGCTTCGGTAGCAGTGGCGGTATTCGTACCATCAGCCCGGAGCAGATTCTCACCTACCCCAACGCCGTTGGGTTTTTGGTGTCTGCGCTGCGCCGCTTGGAGTATGGTGACGCGGCCAGTCAAGTGCCGTGGGACTGCAACCCAGACGAAGTGCTCTACCTTGACATCGAGGCACATGGTATTGAGCACCGTTGGAACATGGCCCCACGAGACTACTTCCGCCTTGGACAGTATGCTTGGGGTCCGACAGGTGATGTAAACATCACCACTGATTATGACGAGATCATCTCTGCCATCCGATCTGCTTACGGCGTTGTTGCACACAACCAACATGCTTACGACCTATCTGTGCTATTTGGCAAGGACTCGACGGAGCCGCTTGAGATGGCGATGAACAACCGCGTCTTTGACACGATGGTGTTCGCAGCACTCGCGTGCCCTGCACCGATGACCTACGTGGATCGCAAAGGCCGTGTGCGCAACAACGCGGTCAAGCCGGAGATGGCGCTACAATGGCTCGGGCTGGATAACCTCTGCTACCAGTTGGGTTTGGATGGCAAGGAGGGTGACCTCAAGGCGTTGGCCGAAGAGTTTGGTGGGTATGGATCAATTCCTACGGATGACCCACGGTACATGGCATATTCTATCCAAGATGTCAAGTCGTTGCAGGAACTCACAACGGCGCTGCTAGCCATGCACAAGCCGACTGAGTACGACTGGCGCGAGCAGTTGAATTCGGCTATCGACGCTCAGAACGCACGTAACGGTTTCAAAGTGGACATCCCTGTCGCACAGGCCCGTGTGCAGGAGTTGGCAGAGCGCAAGGAAGCCCTTCTAACGGAACTTCAGGCGAACTACGGGTTCCCAACCACGGGCAAGATGCCGTGGCGCACAACGGCTGGTAAGACTGCGGTGATGAGGATTCTGGCTGAGCAGGGCATTACCCCTGCGACGCAGCCGAACTGGACGAAGACCAAGACGGGCAACATCTCTCTCGGTGGCGAAACCCTTGTGTCTCTAACCGAGGGCACAGATGCCGAAGAGGTTGGTGTATCCCTAGCCGAGTTGATGGGACAGCGGTCTCTTGCACAACTGGCCCTCGACTGCACACAGGACGATGGTTTCGTGCATCCCGAGATCACTGCGCTACAGCGCAGCGGGCGAAAGAGCACGACCCGGCCAGGACTCACCGTGTGGACATCTCGGGGTAAGGGTGCAGTAGAGAAATCGTATTTCATTCCCGACAATGACGACGAGGTATTAGTCGCATTCGACTTCAGTCAGGCCGACGCTCGTATTGTCGCCGCGCTCTCAGGTGACCGTGCATTTGCCAAGCGGTTTGAGGAAGGTGTTGATGCACATGAAATCACGGGTCGGATGGTGTTCGGAGATGAATTATACGACGCAAGTCCAGTCGAGTGCCGGTACACGGCGAAGAACCTGGGTCATGCCTACGCCTACCGGGCGGGGGCGAAGAAGTTGTCTGCTATGTCTGGTGAGTCTCTTGAGGTCGCAGAGCGATTTGTGAACGCGATGCAGAGGGCATATCCACTCGTTACTGACTGGCAAGATCAAGTAACTTACGACGGTGAACGTGGACACATCGTTAACGATTGGGGACGCAGAATGGTAGTGGAAGAAGATCGTTCCTACACACAGTCGCCAGCGTTGCTCGGTCAGTCTGGCACACGAGAGTTGATGGTAGACGCTTTGATCCGGATGCTACGCTACGATGTACGGCTCATCCGGTGGCTGAAGGCCCAGGTCCATGATGAGTTGATCTTCTCGCTTCCGAAGATCGAGTTAGGTTGGGCGGTTCCGAAGATCACAGAACTCATGGAATGTAACTGGGGTCCGTCTGACGGCTCTGGACAAAAGATGTGGTTTCCAGTATCATCAGGACAGGGTACCAATTGGTTCGAGGCGAATCACGGCTAAGTCGGGATGGTGCTTGTGCCGTCAACACAAGGAGTGCCCCATTACGGTTTGCACGTGCTACTGTCATAAGAAGGAGGAAAACAGTGAATAATCAAGAATTGCTTCAGATTATCGCATACGGAAATGACGGTGAAAATATTCCCCGTGAGTTGCTGAACGATATCCACGACCCAATGAGCACTCTATTCAAGATGATTCGTGTTCTTGCTCAGGAACTGCTTCTACTAGAGTCGGTATACGAGGCGGATCATAGCGATGACTGAAGATTGGAAACGTGGGGATTGGATGCACACCTTCACGGGTAAGAAGTTCTATCCGATGAACCCTCGTGCTGAGGACATCTGCATCGAAGACATCGCACACTCCTTGGGGCTTCAGTGCCGCTACAACGGCCACGTAAAGGAGTTCTACTCGGTGGCCGAACACTGCGTTCTGATGAGCCGCGCTGTATCTTACGATAACGCCTTGTGGGCTCTCCTGCACGATGCCACGGAAGCCTACGTGGGTGACATGATCCGACCGCTCAAGAAGTTCATGCCCAAGTATGTCACCGCAGAAGACCGCGTTATGGCCGCAATATGCGAGCGGTTTGGGCTGACACGACTGACGATGCCAAAAGAGGTCAATGATGCGGATAACCGAATCCTGCTGACTGAGCGAAATGCGCTCATGGTGAAGACCGATCACAAGTGGGCTGTAGATGACCTAGAGCCCCTTCCGGTCGTCATTCAAGGCTGGACCTCATTCGTTGCAGAACTCATGTACCTTGAGCGATTTAAGGAACTCACCGATGGCCGATGAGAACGAGACACGGGTAACATCGCATACCGGGGGCCAAAAAGGAGCCAAAGAAGCCAGGTTTGATTTGATCCCGGCTGAGGCTGTCTGGTGGCTGGCTATACTGTACGGTCGTGGAGCCAAGAAGTACACACAATATGGCGACTGCGACTGTAATGCACTTGCGGAAAACTCGTCTGAACACGCTCCTGAGTGTTCCGCTTTAATCGTAGTTAGTCGAGGGGATCACAATTGGCGAAAAGGCTACGACTGGTCGCTGTCCTTTGCTGCGGCTATGCGGCACCTGTGGGCGTTCTGGCGCGGGGAGGATATGGACCCCGAGACGGGAGTGCCTCACCCAATCTGTGCAGCATTCCACATGTTCGGTTTGACAACGTTCATGGAGATACATCCCGAGTTCGATGATCGACCAGGAAAGCCGTAACCCATGCTGATTCTCGGGATTGATCCCGGTATGCGCACAGGGGTTGCACTCGTAGACGCACCAACAGATAAGCCCCCCACACTCATCTTCTCAGAGGAAGTGTACGGGGGTCTATCTAGTTTCAGCATATGGTGGCGAGATAGGCCAGATTACGATGTGTTAGTCTGTGAAGACTTTCTGCTCCGTCAAGGACTGCACGGCGTCAACCTCGAACCCGTACGCATCATCGCTTTCTTGGAGCCCTACGCGCCCGTGATGCAGCCACCAGCCGGACGCAAGAAGGCTGTCAGCGACAATGCTCTCAAACGTCTTGGGCTGTACCTGCCAGGAGAGAAGCAGAGGAACGCGCGTGAAGCCGTGCGCCATGTAGTGTGGTTCCTTAAACGAACTCATCATATTCCTACGCTACGTATTGGTTGGCCTGATTAGACTCGTCACGCCGGGCCCATGTCAACCGCGTACAGTTCGCGGGCCACGGCGTCCGAGGCCAGAATAAGGGTCCCGGTCCCTGCAAGACGGATAGCGAAGATGCCGAGGGTGACGGTCCCCGCACCGGGCACGAATGTTCCGGACAGCGGGATGCCCATCTGCCCTACACCACCAGTGGCAAAGACCGGATAGCGGAGGCTGGCGACGGCGGTGGATGCGGCGGTTGGGGTCGATGCACCGCCGTTGCGGACCTTGATGACAAACAGGTCATTGGCCACGGACCCACTACCGAGCATCCCATTCACGACGGCCTGATACCGCCGCCCGGCGACAGCGGTGAACGTGTAGTTGCCCAAGACGGCATCGCGCGTCTCAATGGTGCCTGAGGTGGCCGTCCCAGGGGCGGCTGCCGTCGTCGGGGTGCCCATGATGGAGCCTCCGCGTGCAGCAATAGCGTCGGATACACTTTGCTGACCCGTATTGAGAAGGGTGTGAAGCGGGGATACTGCATCTGTGTCCTCGTAAAAGAGGATGCCATTGCTGTCGGTGGTTGCCATGTCCCTATCTTATCCTATCCTATGGTGTGTTAGCGCAGGAACAGCACGAAAAGCGTCGTGGTCGCCCAGTTCGACGACGAGTCCGGGTACGAGTAGGCGAGCGTCGAGGCGCTGATGGTTCCGCCGCTCAGTCCGGTGAGCGTCACGGCGTGAGAGTTGCTTGCGAAGCCGTAGTTTCCCGTTACGTCGCCGCTGGCGTTGCCCTGAATGCTGGTCGCGCAGGTCACGGCTGTGGCCCCCGCTGCCTGGAGCGCCGATACCGCCATCACCTGCGCGCGTGTGAATCCAGCAGGAACAGGGACGGATACTGTTGCGATGGCTAGTTGGGTGGACGACAAGGCGGACCCGGACGCGGAGGCTGTCTTGGTGTTGCCCGTCACCTGCGCACCCACCAGCGCCGCAATATCCGCGACCTGCGCCGCTAGCGTCGCCTGTTGAGTAGTGAGAGTCACCTGCTGTGCTGCAAGGGTCGCTAGTTGATCTGATACTTGCTTCATGGTTGAGTTGATGGATTTGAACGCATTGGTATTGTCCTGAAGGGACTTTCCTGCATCAAATTGCGTTTTCTGCAATTCTCCCTCAACCGACCGAGCCCATTGCTGTGACTCAGGTGGCAGATTATTCTTTGGACGTACCATTAGTTCCTCCGTAGGGGCACGATTGAGAAGTCTCTACAAGTGTACCCTACGAACTGAGCATTGAAGTCAGCCACCGTCTCACCTGTCCATATCAAGTTGAAGTCGTCCATCAGAGTGTCAAGTGAAGCATTGAACTGCACAGACGCTTCAGTGGTGGTAGCCGAAGTTACTCGGAAGTTCGCATCGGGACGTAGGATGCGCGCGCCAGTAGCATTTCCGAACAACTGGTTCTCAAACAGCACGTCTACCTGCTCTTGGAAATATGTGTTGAGAGCCGCGATGTCCTGTCCCAACCATTCTGCGTTGAATGTGGCAATTGTGGTACCCGAGACATAAGCCAAGTTGAAGTCCGCGATGGTAGCAGCAATGAGTTCTCGACCCGATCCTGCTCGGTTGATGTCAAGTGCTGTTCCACTGATCGTGTAGTTTAGACCCGCATTCGCCTGTGCCGCCTTCATGCCCAGTGAGTACGCATCCGACAATGTGCTGATAAAGGGGTTGTCAATAGTCGCTCCCACTTCATCACTAGTTGTCACGTTGGACGCGCCCGTCGGAATACGAATAGTCTTCTTATCCCATACAACTGCTGTTGCCGTGATATGAAGTGAGTTGTAGTAGTTTCCGCTACCCGAAGACATGGCGATACGGTAGGGAGCATACTCCGACATAGACGCGCCAACGATAGTGATCTCTAGAACGCTCGGATCATCTGTAGCCGCTACTGTCAACTTTCCACCCTGAGCAGTCCACTGTGCCGCTGTAACGGGCAGACCGTCATTTCCAACAACGGAATATACCCCGGCAGTTCCCGCATACGATTTGTCGTCCACCCAGTTTTGCACAGTGGGTTGGTTAAGCGAGATGATACTGGCATTCAGTTGCTGTGTGACAACAACTGTTTCTCCTGCGTCAACCTGATAGATCGTCGGTTCTGCGTCTGCGATTGGGTACACTTCACGCTGTACGCCGTAGGAGTGATTGTAGTAGTTGATGTCGATGGCACGAGCCGCATTGGTGTTCTCATTGCTCCATGAGAGTGTTGTGCTGCGTTGAAGCGTTGCCGTCAGTTGGCGAAGAGGCCGAACGTAGATACGGTTGAACACTAACGCTATTTCTACTTGTTCCTTGACAAGCAGTTCCTTGAGTTTCACCCAGACGTTACCAGTCCACCCAGGATAGATTACGCTTCGAGAAGCAACAGACAGGTCTACCACGACATCGTTGGTGATCCCCACAAGGTCCGCGTAATACTGGATCGCATCCCCCAATGTTCCCACGTACGGTAAGACGATACGATCAGTGTTGAACAGACCAATAACGCTATCCGCAGTGACTGAAAGGTCTCCATCTGTTGCCGAGACGATCACTACTGACCCTGATGTCTTGCCTTTGTTCCCATCGACTAGAGTTACTTCACCAAGGAGTAACGGTGAGTCATTAGTCTCTTCTACGTTGAAAGTGATCCGTCCAACGCCCCCAAATGAACTGGACGGCTCAACAGGTGTAGCATCCTCTTGCACGGAGAAGTTCTTGACGTTGGACAACGAACGACGCTTCGTATCAATATAAGCAGACGGAATTGTGTAGACACCGGAACCGGCGAACGTCTCTACCAGATAAGAGGGAATATCGTACAGTCCAGACCCAGGTGGGTCTTCGACAAGGCCAGACGGAAAAGTGAAGAACCCCGTTGGACCCTCTACGTATCCAAAGTAGGTCCGACTTGGAAATGATATGCGAACAGACATCAGTTCTCCCAAGCCCCTGTCTCTACCAGAATGGCTGTCGCTCCAACCTTATCGAGAGCAGACGAGTAGCCTTGAATCTGAGGGGAAGAGACAAAACGACAGCCACTGTGGCCTCGGCCACTGATGAACGTGCCCACGGGCGCTGCTGTGCCAGTGGGAAGTACCTGCACAACCAGACCGGCTAGCGTGAGTTGTCCCTCCCCCACGGCGGACAGCGTGACCCCCGTAGTTCCCGTGACCGTGACGTTTGTCAGTTGTGTCGTGGTGGTGCTGAGCAAGGTTACGTCTGTGGCTGTGTCACCATCGGGGGTATACATCACTGCGGCGGTGCTCGTAGCACTTCCGTGGACGCCCAAGTGCAACGTGTAGCCTACGGGTATCGGAATCCACAACTCAGCGAACTCGTCATCCGCCACGAACGTGTAAACAGCACTCTTGGTGGGGTAGTTATTCGCGTTGGCCGCAGTATCCACAAGTGTCGGGGTCTTGTCGATCACCAAGGAGGGAGCGTCTTCTGCCTGTAGCCGGGGTGCAGCCCAGAACGAGGGCAGCACGTTGGTCTCACTGGCAAACGGGTCCAAGAAGTAGATCAGTCCGTCTCCATACAAGCCGTCTGCGTAGTCCAGAACACCGTAGATGTCTTCCTGGGACGAGAGGTTCCACGCGAACTGGTATCGCTTGTGTGACGTTGTTGACTTACGTGCGTAGGCTCCGCCGTTGAGGAAAAGGCCCTCTACGTTCCATCCTACCTTGGATATGTCCGTATCGAAGGCAGGGGCCTTTACCCACGCCATGCGTTCTTTATTGCCGAAGTACATCCCACTAGCCATTAGTTGCTACCTCGCTTCACGGAGCCGGAGTTGGTACGGTTGACCGCGCTTGTGAGTTCACGTCCGTCTAGAGTAACCATAACATAGAGCGCGTCTGCAATCTGCTGAACCTGTGTTGGCAGAATCTCAACCAGTTGAATTCCATTAGTCGTTGGCACAGAACCGCCACCGTAGTAGTTATTGCTCGTAGAATGGTACGTGGTTGCTCCAATGTTGTTCAGCGCGTTGGAATAAGGAAGACCGGTGCTCTGGTTGACATCTTCCTTGGGGATGACATACTCACCACCGTGCACGATGCCCTTCGGCTGATACTTTCCACCACGTCCGGTGAAGCCACCGGCCCAGTAGTTGCCACTATTAAATACTGCGGTAAGTGTTCTAATCTGTGACTCCATAGCCGACTTAGCGTTATAGTTAGAAGTCGCCAACATCAACGCCGTGATGCGATCAATACTGGCGAGAAGTTCATAGCCGCGAGCAGCCTTTCGCATCTTTGCATCATCAATAGCCGGTGTCATATTGGTGCTACCCAGGGCGCTAGCCGCCTCTTGCGCCGTACGCAAGTGAGCAGTGTACTCATCAATGGCACGGATTGCGGGGTTGGTGTTAGCACTGATCGTCAGGTTCCGAGGAACCCGACTAATTGCATATGTCAGGTCATCGAACGACTGCGCATACCGCTGAACCTCTGCCTCGTTATAGCCCAATTGGCGCAACTGGTCCATGAACCGTTGCTTCAGTTCTGCTGTCTTCTGTGCAAGAGCGGCCTGAGACAACCCGGTGTTGGCTAGGGCAGTAATCTGATCTTGGTACGCGGACAGAAGATCGAGTACCTGTGACCGTTGCTCACGTGATGCGTCGGTTCCGCCACTAAGAGACTTACTCGCGGCATCCTGAGCCTTGCTCAAATCCTTCTGCGAGTCAGTACGGTCGTCTTGCTCTTTGGTCAGGTCCGCGTTGTTTGCAGCCATCTCAGCGATGATCTCGTTGGCCCGTAGAACATCACCATATTCCCTAGCAACGGTCAACTGGTATTCGAGTGTCGTGTTGGCCGCAGTCAGACCACGAATTTTCGCGTCGGCCTCAGCGATGCTTTGTGCAGCATCACGAACCGCCTGAGCCGCATCGTCAGAGTAGTCGATCAGTCCTTGATACGAGTCGGCTACGCTATCAAGTGACTGATCTAGACCAAAGCGGATATCGAAGGCATCCGAGAAGACACCAGACAAGTCCTTGATGTAATCGGTGAGCGTACGGATTTCCTTGGCCGTGGACTTTGCTGCCTTCGTTGCCTTCTTAGCACCACCTGCAAATCCTTGACCTAGACCAACACCCGCCGTCTGTGCGGCTAGACCCACTCCAAGGAGTCCACCAGTACCCTTGCCACCTGTGATCTGCGCAAGGAAACTCTGCACAAAGGACAGTTCGTTAACCGCGCCATATCCCATAGCCGTCATCTGCTGCATGAGTCCGGCTACCATCGTGGCTAGGCGTACGTTGTCTCCGCCTGCTGCGGTAACCATAGCCGACAGCGTGCTTTGCAACGCGGCAAGGTTCGCCTGTCCACCAGCGCTGTATTCGCTGAAGGTATTGCCGTTTTCATATAGCGACGCACCCAGGCTGCTAAGTGCAGACTGCACACTAACAGTGTTTCCCGTCAGTTCGTATTCAGTGGTTAGTAGGTCTTTAAGCGCGTTATCAAAGCCCTCAGCCGCGTCAGTGCCGTCATCCAGACCGGCACCAGCATCGCCCATAAGACCGCTGAAAATATCGTTGGAAGCGATAGCCGTGGCTATCTCCCCCGCCATGCCCAGAGCGGCATCCTTAAGGTCTGTAAAACCTACAATCGTCTTTTGTATTGTATCTAACCGAGCATCAGAGGCCCGTTCCGCGCTTCCGTCGTTCATCAAGATAGCCGCGTCGTGAGCCTGCCCCTCAGCGACAGCCATCTCATTATACTTAGCAATAAGTTCATCGAGATAAGTAACAGCGCCTTGTGGGTCAGCAACAGTCATATCCATGAATGTTTGCAAATCAAGACCGGCAGACTCAATTGCGTCGCCATTCGCAAGCCATGCGGCTTGAAAGTCTGGGCTGTTAGCAAGGGCTGCTGCTAGTACCGCTCGTGCGGCGTCACCAATAGCAGCAGTTTGCTCAACGATTTTATCTGTCGTGTCAGAAGTGTTTTCATTTAACGTAATTTGTGCGTCAGAAGCCGTTGCGAGTGCTTCTCCAAATGGATTTAGTGTCGCTGTTGCTTCGCCTGTCCCACTTACAAACGTTGTAAATCCAGCGGCAGATTCGTCGAACGTTTTCCCGAGCCGCTCGGCATCCGCAACAGCAGTATCGTAAGCCGCCGTATCTTCCTTGATTGCTTCACTTAGACCTGAAATGTCACCGAAGTAGGCGTTGGCCTTTGCATCCGCCGATTGGAACGTTGTACTAAGTTTTTCAACGGCCCAAGCGATACCTAGGATCGCAGCACCGATGCCCGTTGAGATCATCACGGACTTCATGGTGGCACCGAGCGTCCGTGTAGCGACAGTCGCTGTCTCAGTCGCACTAGTTTGCCACGTAAGACCCGTCGTTACGGCCGCAGTAGAAGCAGCCGCGCCCGCGTTACCACGAGCCATGTTAACCATCGTTACAGCAAGTTCCTTTACCACTGCACTCGAACGCGCGGCAGCACCAGTAAGGCTATCCTGTGCTGTCTTCATTGCCATAAGCGAGGCTCCGGCAAGAGCCGATGTGCCCTTTATGAGAGCGACGACACCAACGAATACAGCAGCACCCGCCGCAGCGCCTAGGAAGAATTTACCGATGGGATTACGGGAAAACGCCAAAAGTGCAGAGGCAAGTTGCTGAACAACATCGAGCATCATTGTCAGAGGACCGAAACCGCCCTCACCTACCGTTGCAATAACACCCTTGAGCGTGTTACCCAGGTCTGTCAACTTGGCTGAGATCGTCTCAGCAATAATAGCGAACTGTGAACCTAGTTCGGTTGCGTCTGAATAACCGGTAGCCGCATCAGCGAACGCTTGCTGCACAACGTCGCCTGCGCCCGCAAGACGCATAAGCAACGGAACGTCACGAACAGATGTGATTCCCAACTCGTTCAGTGTGGCAATTGCATTACCACCTTCAGCATCGAGACCACTAAGGAACTGCTGGAAGACAGCAGCGAAGTTTTCCGTCCCCCATGCCTGTGCAAACTCTGACGCGCTGACTCCTGAAATGGCTGCAAAGTTCTGTAGTTTATCTCCACCTTCTGCTACCGCTTTAGACATTAGGGTGAAGGTACGAGTAACCGTGCCTCGGGAGAGTTCGGCCTTACCCCCGACTGATGCAAGAGCACCTGATAGGCCGACAACCTGATCCGCAGTCATACCGGCGAAGTCGCCCATCGAAGAAATCTGCGTGGCGATATTGACAATCTCGGTTTCAGTAGCAACCGAGTTGATACCAACCTTGAGGATGGACGAACCTAGGTTCTCAAACTCACTGCTCGGTGTGCCAAGTAATGCCTGGAATCTGCCCAGCGCAGTACCGGCTGCCTCTGAACTCAGGTTTGTGGTAGCGGTCAGTCGTGCGACAACCGAAGTGAAGTCGTCAATACCACCAGACGCAATACCCAACTGACCACCGAGTGCAGCAATACCAGAGATATCCTTGAACGACGTGGGGATGACCGTCGTGAGATCAACAAGTTTGGTCTTGAGTTGACCAATTGCGTCGCCTGTGACGCCGGTCGTACGCTGCACGGCCGCGAAATCTCGCTGATAGTCGATAGCGAGTTTTGCGGAGATCGCCGCAGTACCAAGAATGGCCGTTGAAACGGCGAGGAAAGTTCGTGATACGTCATACAGCGCATAGCGCTGAGAGATCAGGTTGTTGGTGCTGCCTTTAGTAGCGATAGCAGCACGATTTTGAGCAAGAGCGGCTTGGTTTGTGGCTCCCGTCAGGCTGGTGATAGCCCGAGTCCCTTGTGCATGACTTTTCTCAAGTTGGTTCTGCTGCTTAGCAGTGATAAGTCCCGCTGCGCCCAACTTCTGCGTTACGTCCGATGCCTGCTTTATGCCCGCGACGTATCGACCTACGTCTGCTTCTAACGTGGCCTTAGCATTAAAAGTTTCGCCGGGCATCTATTGTTTGCTCCTAGTTTCGTATACTGCCTCCATTATACTAGACCGAGGCGTAAGTCAGTAGTTCTTTGAAGTAGTCTTCTCTCGTTGGCAGAGTGCCATTTTCGATTGTTGGAGGAACGGAAGGAACGGTGTACCAGAAGACCCCTGCATCCTTGAGTTCCTTGCGCGCCTTGTTGCGCGCTTCCTTCTCCTTGATGCGAGAAACCTCTGCCGTTTTCAGTGCTCGTTCGGCATAGCACGTATCGCTCTTCACCTTGAAATTGACGCTCGTGCTCGTGCTTCTGCACAACCACACAGGGTGCCCACAGCGCGGGCAGATTTCGTCCTGTAGCCGTTGGTATGCTTCAAGCAACATGAAGTCGAACGGCGTCCACGCATCCGTGGGTTGCTCATAGAAGAGCATCGCGCATGGACGGATGTGTGCAGTGATCGCGGCTTTAATACGAGGGATCAGGTACTGGTGCTCGCGGGAAGCCAGAACCTCGACTAAAAATCCGCGTTGACTGCCTCATCAAACTGCCAAGACTTGAAAGACAACTCCAGCATCAGGTCTTGAATCTTAACGGATTCCTCGTCCGGCAGAATGCCACGAAGAGCGACTACATCATCATACGTCCAACGGTGCTCGTCAACGGCACCCTCAACGTTGGTAGCCCTGATGATGCTCTCGTTGATGAATCGGTTGAGCCGCCAGACCAGAGGATCGCCTTCATCGAGATTTACGTCTTCCCCAAACTTGGCTCGTGCTTCGTCGTTGATGCTCTCGCGTACACCCGGCGAGAAGCCGCGCAAGTGGAAAGTCATTGCACTTGCCTTGATCTTCTCTCGTAGTTCTGCGATCTCCGGCTCAACGGCATTGGCCTCTTCGCCTGTCTCAGCATCGTTGACAGTAGTATCCAGTTCGTTCAACAGGTACAGCGAAGCAACGTCAGTGTAAACAGTCACTTCATCGGTCGGGTAGGACCGGCCCTTTGCGGCGTCCAGTACGCTGAAAGTCTTGATGTCAGGCATTTTTCTCCTCTTGTAAGTGATCTATCGAGTTTATCACATTAGACATGCAAAAGGAGGAGCAGCCGATGATGGCCGCTCCTCCTTAAGCGTACTGTCAGGCGACTGTTACTACACAGGCGATAGTCGCGCCAGTAGCCGCAGCGTGGGTAGCCGTGATGTTCACAGTACCTGCGCTCACAGTCGTCACAACGCCGTTCTGAGACACGGAAGCGATGGCATCGTTACTAGATGACCAGTCTACCGCTTGCGTGGCTCTCTTGCCCCCCAGAGTGGCTCTCACGACCCCGGTAACACCAACGGTTAGCGGTAGAGCCACAGTTCCCAGTTCAAGCGGGAGCAACGTGACAGGCGTTGCGTTCAGGACCTGAGTGTTGACGTAGACTTCGCCTTGGGGAAGGAAGGCCACGTTGAACTTGACTGAATCCTCGCCCTCGGTGTCGTCGATAAAGGTTGAAGCGATGAACTTCATCGCGTCCGTCCACTCACCTGCCGCTAAGTCCCCGGCAACGCCGGTAACGCCCTGTAGTGCCCGAACCAGAATATAGCCGGGTACGCGAGGGGTCTTGAATGCCTGGAACACCTTACCGAAGTCTGATGTGACATCGAGAACGTTGGACGGACGGAAGAAGGACAGGTCTCCGGCGAACTGAGCGAAACCACGAGACGTGGCATTACCCTTGTCCATGATGGAACGGTCGTCTACATCGTTTGACTCGGTAGCACCGGGGAACGTTGAAGACTCCCAGGAGATCGCGTTTGAGATGTTCAGACCAGCCGCAATAACCTCAGAGGCAATTGGGGCCTCAGGGGTGGTAAGCGAAGTCTCGGGAATCCACCAATACTGAACGTTCCCGTTGCTTGTGACCTTAGTGTCAGCCATCAGGAAGTCACCGCCTTGTTAATGTTGATTTCGCCAGTGTTCTTGAATCGGGCACCGTGCTTGAGTAGGCTGTTGTCTTCAACCAAGTTGATCGGGTTGTCAGTGACAACACCGAACATCGAGATGACATCACTGCCGTCTGTCAGGAACGTTGCGCCCTGCGCCTTACCAATTCGCTTGATGGCCCAGAAGGGGCGATCAGGAGTAAGAGTGAGGTCGCGTCCCAAGTTGAATACGCCACTAGCCGTAACAGACGAGTCGCGGAGGAAGTCGAGTGACACCTCGTAGTTGTCGAATGTCGGGGTAGAGACCTGACCGATATCACACACGGTCATCGTGTCGTCGGTCTCAGGATCAGACATGTTCATTGTGTAGTCGTCTAGCGTTGCACAGGACACGTCGTGAACCATTGCGGTTTCGTTGGACGTATATACGAACACGTCATTCAGTTCAGCAGCAGTCGGGGCCGTGGGGTCAGCGAATGCCTCCGGGTATGCAAGAAGAATAGTTACATTCCCTCGCAGTAGTTTTTCGTTACCGGCCATTATGAGTTTTCCTTCGTGTAGTCGTTGTAGGAATAACAGGTTCGATCTCGTCGTCCAGTTCGTCCTGCTCTGGCTCTACGTCGGGTTCCGGGTCTTCGTGTAAACAGTTGACACAGGGGATATCGTCGGGATCAACCTCGACTAAGAAAGGATATGCCGCGTAGTGCGCGGGATAATCCCCTGTCTTTCCTGTGCTTAGGTCCATGAACGTCTTGAAATCTGCCATGTGTCTATTCTATCCCATCTCAAGCGTTGTATGAAAGATTAGTAAGCCACGACATACCAACCTCCCTATAGTATATCGTAGGTTTGACGGTTGTTGCGGCTTTTGAGTATCCGTAGCCACCTTCCAGCACCATCTCCCCACAATCGGTGGGCCGATAGCCCACCATCGACACGCGAATCTTATTCTTGATATCTCTTGCCGCTGCGTCGGTAGGTGCCTGCACCTGGATGACGGCAAACCCACGTTGCGTGTCGTTACGGGTTGAGACGATTCCTCGGTCTGTGCCAGTACGAACAGGATCACCGAAGTAGATGACAACCAGAGGGTAGACCGGAGCAACGCTGTCGGGAACCTCCGTGACATATACGCGGGACAGAACGGCGGAGAGCCGCGCAACGATGGCGGCTTCTGCCTGCGTAGTATCGAGAGACATTACTTCATCAACGCCTTAAGACGGGAGAACCACGATTCGCGTTCCTCAATAAACGATTCTAGCAGTGCGTGCATTGGCGGGACATCTTCTCCCGACCAAACGTTGTTGAAACCTTGCTCTTGGTAGATGAAGTATGGCTGAACCTTTTCGTCTCCCCAGCCAAACCATCCACTCATAGTCTTCCCATGCTTTTCTACTGGACCCGAGCCCACCCCTTCTTTCATCGCACCCGTATCCCGACGATCAATCTTGTCGTACATGATTGTAGCGCCTTCTTCTACCGCCTCCTGTGTTATCGCCTCGACGGCCTGTTCTAACTCTTCGGGAACGCTGTGTAGATGCGTGATTAACTTGTTAAGGTCACTATTCCAGCGTATCGCGGCCATCAGACTGCTACCGTCTCTAGGTTGCTTGTGCAGTAGAGTGTTTTCTCAAGAGGGTTGGACGAGTCCAATACTTCACTCAAGACGAAACTATACGCAAGGAGTGAGGTATTAAGGGGGGAGGCAGTTACAGAAACGAGAAGAGCCGGTCGCAACTCCAAAGCAATCTGTGCAACGGGGATAGAAAACAGCGTTTTCTGCACAGACGTATCGTTACCGGGCACCTCGGCTCGGAAGGACGAACTGATTGGCTGGACACGGGCCTTACCGATGTACCAAGTCGTTGTTGTGGCGCTCCACGTATCCGTCACCGTGTTATACACAGGTTCACCTACGACTTCGTAGATGGCAATTTCAGCGACCATCGCGCGTTCAACTTGCTTAGCGTGACGCGCCTGCCACTCAAGACTGAATAATGGGCGAGCGTGCAGCACCATTACTGAACCCGCCCAGGGTATGCTCGCTGGTTGAATGTGTAGACCAATTGGTATGAGCCGTCTGCGGACAACGCTGACTGCTCACGCAGGCGAACGACTCGGCGCATCATTGCTTCCATTGAGTCCTTGTCAGAGATAGTCAGATCATCCGTTCGGACTGTTCCGCCGTTCATCGCCATGTCAGTGATGAGGATATCAAGAGCGTCTGCCGCTGCCAGATAAACGTCATCGCCAGTCAGTAGCAACAGTGCGTTGATCTGCTCATCCGAGAACTCGGGTGGTGTGCCCACGTCTGGAATCAGAATGCGGACATCTTCAAGCGTAGTCATCGTTTCCCTCTTTCCGTTGGTCCTAGTTTAGCGCATAAAAGCGAGCCGGGAGCGAAAGGGAGGAATCGCTACAACCGGCTCGCTAGCGCAATGTGAAGGAGGAGGCAGTTCATCGTGCGCATACATATCATAACACAAAGGGATAGACCCCGTACCAAGAGGTACGGGGTCTATCCATCACTTCTTATCAGGCGGAGGTGGAATTACTCCAAACCACGGCGAAGGGGCTCCACAACACAGAACCCGTAACTAGACGGACTCTCCAGTCCGCGGTATCGGCGTCAAAACTTCCCTCGAACGGAGGAACAGTTGATCCACCGAGGTAGTTACCAGTCAGGTTGTTGACCCGTAGTTCGGCCTCTTCGTAACCGATGAGCCGTAGACGGTCCAGAACGGGCCGACGAGTCGTGCCTGGCTTCGGAACGAGATACCAGTCAGCGCCTGCGACGTAAACGGACTCAATGACTGTGATATCAGCGAGGTCGTTACCACCAGAGACGTTGATCGTGAGGCTGCCATCCGCGATGGACTGAAGTGATAGGTTGTTGATGAGGAACCGAGCCTGATCGCCATAACCAACGCCAACGATAAGGTTGAGTCCACCGGCAACTGCCCCACCATAGGTGGCCTTGACTGCGTTCTTCAACTGTACCTTGGCAACCGCAAGAGCAGCCCGCGAGAGCGGTGCGTTAGCGATTACAGCAGTACCGTCAAGAGCGTCGCCAGCAGCCAACTGCTGTGAAGCACCAACACCATCGATCAGCGTACGGAAGACATCGCGCTCGGGGGTGTTGAGCGCTAGTTCCCGGAATGCAGCAGGTAGTGCCTGCACAATGCCTAGGGTGTCATTGATGATGGCTTCCCAGGTGATGCCGGTACGAAGACCAGTCTTGCGTGCGTTTGACCCGGAGATCAGTTCGCCAGCGAAGATTGCCTCAGGGTACGGGGTACCCTCAGGGATGTTCGGCAGGTAGTTGAGTGGCTCAGTAACTTCACCATCTCCAACTACACCAGCATTCCACTGCCGAGACAGGCTGTACAGGTAGTTATCCCGGAAGTCCGAGACCCGGCGAGTACTGGCAATCTGGTCAGCAACGCGCTCGGTCTCGTCAAGTTCGGGTAGAACCTGAGCGTTGACCAAGTGAGCAAGGTTGAAAGCAAAGTCGCTTGTGGTGACTAGTGCTTCCTTGATCTTGCCCTCAGAGATGCGGTCGCCTAGCAACATCTTGGCGATGAGGTCTTCGGCTGCCCGCATCTTAGCAATGGTTACCCCACTACCAAACGGAAGCCGACCGTCTAGGGTATACGGGTTCTTGAATGTCTTAATTGACATTATTATCAGCCACCAATCCGAACTGGAAGGATACCATCAGCCTTGTGGTAGCCCTGGGGGTAATCGACGGCACCATAAAGCGTGTTGGCGGTAGCGACGAGAGTGAGTGTGTTATCCGCAACGACGATGTAAACGAGAGCATCCTGTGCGGTCGCCGTAGTAGAGGTAGCGACAGTGAATTCCCAGGTACCGTCGAATGCAACGGATGCCTCGGTAGCGCCTAGGCCGGAGCCGCCCTGCCAAGGTAGCGTGATGCTAATGCCAGTGCCTGCGTCGGTGAACGTATGAGAAGCGTCACCACGGTCAGTTAGTGCAACAGCCGGTCGCGTGCCCAAGAGCAGCGAATCGCCTGATACTGTACCTGAAGGAACTACGCGCGCACGGTTGTTGCGCTCGTTCTCCTTGAAAATGCGATTAAGTGCCATCAGTTGCTCCAACCCGAGATGTTAACGCGGGTGCTAGTGCCGGTGGAACCGGCTGCTTCACGAATGTAACCAGGGTCACCTTCGTCATCTGTCTTTAGGCTTTCCTTGACCTCTTCGACGGCTGCTTCACGAATATGACCAGGGTCACCTTCGTCATCTGTCTTTAGGCTTTCCTTGACCTCTTCGATAAGGGCCTTCTCAGCCTCGATTGCGATGCTTACCTCGGTGCCAGCCTCAATAGCGGCATACACTCGCTTCCGTGCAGACTCAGGGAGACCCGACGTAGCGACGGCCTCCGCGACCTCTGCCACAGTCGGGCCAGCGGTCACCTCGTCAGTGGGAGGAGCAGGCACGAGGGCTTCCTTGACTGCCTCAAGTACAGCAGCCTTGATTTCCTCTGGTGTCATTCCATTCTCCTTGTCATTATCAGCCGGGGCTGATTCCGTCGTCTGACGGACGATAATGGGTACATACGTTGTTTCTACTCGTACTTCTTCACGTTCACCGACGAGTTCAATTGCGATATCGTCGCTGACGGAATATGACTGGCAGTAAATACCTGGGTTGTCATTGCCGTCTACATCAAAGTATACCAAATTAAGGTCGTCATCGAAATCACGAACCCATGCGTACACTCGGTCTTCGGAATATGCGTCCCGAACGAGATTTCGCAACTGCTCTTCTCGGTCAGTCTTTAGTGCCTCGTGTGCGCGGAAACTTTCGAGCATTCGCTCAACCTTGCCGCCTGCACCTGCCGCAACAACGAAGTCAACACTGGTGTAAGGGTCGTCTGCATCAAGTGACTCGACCAGCAGACCGGTACGACCTTCGGCTTCCCCTTCCTGCACAGTGCCACTAGCGAAGATCGACAGACCGATGGTGTCCTTGTATTCCTCTACGAAATCAACCCAATCGGTTTTTACCTTGAGTTTCCCCCACAGGCTATTGCTGCCGTCATCGTGTTCACGGACTTCCGACTCTGTAACGAGTCGTCCCATGATCTTTGTGATGTCACGACCGTTGTCGAACTCAGCCTCGGTAGGATGGTTCGCAAAGGAGGGACGGCCAGCCCGAAATACGCTGGGACCAAACTCCTTAAGCATGTCTGGGCTGTAATAGCCAGATGAACCCCAGCCAGATTTGATGATACATACCTCAAAGACACCATCGCCTAGAGGGGTTGGCTTAGCGCCACCCGCCTCATACAATCGCTTGGTCATAGGATAGCCCCATTCATCGTGCTCAATCTTATCATAAGTGGATTATTCAGCGAGCCGTTAGACATAATCAAGGACAGCGACTTCGAGTGTCGCTATATTGACCTGACCGTTCGTGGTGCCCGCCTTGTATGCGTACAACTGCACCCACCCACGGGCGTCAGGTGTCAGCCCAAACTCGGTCAGCGGCAGCCAAGGCGTTTCCTTAAACGCCGCCGCCGTGCCAGTCGTGCTGCTTGTGCCAAGGACTCGGTTGACCAAGGTTGGCAACTCGCGCTGCGTGCGTATCTGCGCCGTGACCACTTTGTGATGTCACGACATCGGCCGCAAGGCCCTTGAATCGGACCATGTGCCGGGCGAAGTACACCTGCCCTGACCCCTCGGGGACCATCACCGCACCGAGTTGAATGTCGGTGGAGACAGTTGCGCTTACGGTGAAACCGACTGGGGGGCCAGAGACCCCGGAGACGCGACGCAAGGCCGGGAGCACCACGGCCCCGGCTCGCACGAGCCCGATCTGACTCAGGTCGATACTCAGGACGCCCGCGAGTTGCGTAGACCAGCAGTCGGTACCAAGTCCCGAGACACCCGCTCCGTTGGCGGTGAGGGGGACCAGCAGCATGTGCAACTCGCCGCGCTCCCGCAGCGCACGGGAGTCGAGGCATGGCTCCCACTCGTACAGGTCGAGGTGGGCAATTGGAAACTCCACCTGCGGCGTGCCTGGGGTGACGTCAATCGCGCGAACCGTACCCTTGCGGCCGTCGTAGTTGCAGCGGTAGACGATCAACGTCTCGCCGGTGGGCGTGCACACGACCTGAGCGCGGGACAGAGCGAGACTGATCGTGGAGACGGCCAGGTTCACAGCCATTGTGAGGTTCGTGACCTGATCGACGTGCCAGGCCGCTCCGTCGTGCCAGACGTGCTGGATTTGCGTTTTTCCGGCTCCATCGAACAGCCAGGTCGCAGAGTGTGGACGACCCATCGTGTCAACGTCGGCCCCGTGCGTGTTTACCATCCCCGACCCAGTTGCCGCCGTGTCGATGACAAGTTCGCAGTTGGCGTGTGTGATTGGCAAGGTCTGCGCGGTCCCGTCCGCCTTCGTCGCGGCGACCGCTCCCGTGAGGTTCGTTAACTTCGCGTAGGTGAAGTCGTTGTTCGTATCCGCCGTGCCCGTTCCGCGCCAGCACCCGAAGATGTGGACATTGCCTGACGTATCCGTAGCAAGGCGATTCCAGTAGAACGACTCGGACGACACAAGGCCGTCAATGATTTTTCCGATCCGTGTCCATGTACTCGTGGTCGCGCTATACCAATTAGCGTACAGGTCGCCCGCACCGCTCGCCCCGTCGCGGTAGAAGAACAGGAGCGTGCCATTTGGCAGCGTGACGAAGTTCGGGTAGGTGACCTGCGTCTCCTGCGTGCCGATCATGCCCGGTGCCGTCCATGTGGTGATGCCACCTGGTGTCGTCGAACGGATGTACCGCAACGGGTTCGCATGCAGGTTCCCCGAGACGTGGACGTATCCGGCGTCATCGACGGCGACAACCAGGGAGTTGTGCCCGTCTGCCGCTACCGGAGACACCAGTGGGTTCGCGGCCACGGTGGACAGGCCGAACGGGACTGACCACGGCCCCTCAGGTAGCGTCCGCTTGGCAATATAAGGCTTCTGATCAGCGCCCCACCAGACCGCGTACTGCACTCCTGCGTGGGTGGTGAGATTGTCCTGAATAAAGGGGGCACCATTGTAGTTCCACTCACCATTCGCCCAGCCTGGCAGGATGGACATGGCAACAGCGCGCCCAGTCGGAATACTGAGTTTTTCCTCAAGGTTTACTAACGTAGCATATCTAATGTCTGCTGCCGTTTGAGTATCGCTAGCGGAACCAATAAGGCTCGCAACCATTACATCTGTGGGTGCTTCTGCTGATGCCGCCGCTACCTCAGCAGCATCCTTAGCCGCTACTGCTGAAATCGCACTTAGTGTAGCGGTGCTCTGAGCAGTCTGAGCATCTGTGACATAAGTTGTCATATCCGCGGTTAGATCAGCGCTAAGTTGCGCTTGCACAGCCGCAGGCAGATGTATACCGTCAGGCAAACCTACAAGTTTACTAGGCATCAGTTACTGCTCCCATCGGTGCTGTGATCGCCGTTATCTTGATTGACCCCACCAGGAATTGCTCCCGTGTTGCCTTGTGACGGCGTGGGGTTGGACTTATCGTTCTTGTCGCCACCCGCATTGAACTTGTCTGGCTTCGGCAAGGTGTCATGCTTCTTTATAACGTCTAGCAGTTTCAATGTCGCTTCGCGGGCTTCGTCCTGGTGAATTCGACCATCCATATACGCCTCAGCAATAGACTGTGACTGGCGATAGATCGGGTCAACCGAGATGTTCGGGAAGGTGGTCTTGGCATCCGGTGAACCCAGGTCGTGAATCAGTTCGTCATATAGAACCGTCCACGAGTCTTGTTCTGCTGACATACCCTTAGACGTTGGCTCGTCCAGAGTTGCTTCAGCCCCGTAGGAGCCACCTGACGCCCCCGAAGAGGACAGTAGTGCAACAACAGGCACACCAAACGAAGCGGCCACCATAGCGGCGAGAGGCTGTCCCTTGCTGAAGTCTACCTGAGCGCTAGGCACACCAACGCTACCTAGTGCGGTACCGCTACCTAGAACAGACGTTCCACCCACACCAGGAGTAGCAACGGCAACAGCCGCATTATCCCTACCCGCCTTGGTTGCGCTGGTCAATGTAAACGCGAATTGGCTCAGTGCCTTGACCAGCGTAGAGTTGTCAGTCAGGTAGTTGCTGTATGCCACGGACCACACCGCAGCAGCCAGCGAGTCCGGCACACCAAAAATCCAGCCAGCCTGGCGCTGTGTTGCGTGATGATATATAACCTGATCCTGTGCAACGGGCAACGACCTGCCACCAATTGTGATCGTCTTGTTGATCCCCTTGCCGCGCTTCCCCCGACCTACCAAAGATTTCTTGTAGCGTGCCACCGGGTACCAACGATCCTTGACCGTCTTTCCGTCCGACCACGAGCGCTGGAAGTAGCGAACTCGGCTGGCATCATCCGGGTCAGTAACGGTGCCCGTGATCTGGGACAGCGGAATGATGGTGAGAATCTTTGTCTTCTCATCCCTAAGCACGAACAGGTTGCCATCCGTGAACAGTGCAAGGTTGTTGGTAGCGTACGCCTGCACAGAGAACATTGCCGAGATGTTGTATGGGTTGTCGATCAATTTCTGCGTGTCAGGAGTGATGCCAGGGAAGTCCATACCCCGCCCGAAGATGTAGGCGTGGCGCAACTGTGCTCCTCGCTTGTGCAGCGGATTAGTACCGGCAGCATCCCGGAGGTTAGGACACGTCTGGTGCAGTGTGTCAAGTGTCAGGCCCGTGTCGTCGTCGGCTTGCCCATAGAGTCTGGTCCAACCGATGTTCTCAAGGTCGAGTGCGCGCGTGTTCAGCGACTCTTCGATAAATTCGGCTCGCGTAAGTCGTTCATCGAGTTTGTTGAAGAGCGCTGCAACTTCATTCAGGGAGTGGTCCACGTCATATCCTCATCAAGAGATTCGCATTACACGCAAGTATTCAGGCATATCACCCAGTATATCATCGGGAGAAGTTCGTAGTTTGTCCCCTTTACTGAGCCCTAAGAACGGGT